TTGTACTATAGTAAAGTATAAAAATACTTTTTATGTTTGTATTGATAAAAAATTTACAAATACAAATAATAGAGTTAAGATAAGAAAAAACATCAAAAACCATACAAATTACTATTTATTCTCAGGTTTATGGTATGAAGGTGATGTTTTAACCGATAAACCTTATGGTAAATGTTTAGAGATATTAGAAAAAGGTATGTTTCCTAATATAGAAATAATAGGAAATGTAATAGATAAAAAATTAAGATTTTTACTTAAGTAAATATAAAAACATGGAAGCTATACAATATATTGCTGAATTATGGAATAATACAACAGACTTAAATATATCTGGTGTAAGTCTCCTTTTAAAAAACAAAGTAAGAAAGAATATTACTCTTAATTTAGAAGAAAAAGTATTAGAATTATTTGATTTTAATAAACCAATTGTATTAGATACAATAGCTAATACAACTATATCTGTTTCTGATACAGATAAGTACATAAATAAAAAATGTACTCGTGTAGGATACACAGAAACGTGGGATATAATAAAAATAAAATTTGATGATAATAAACAATACTTAGTAAATATTATTTCTTTACAAAGTAACAAATTTACTGAATGAGCCTTCTAAAATAATAAGGGTAAAACTTAAACAAATAAATACAATGAAAACAATACTTCTTTTACTATCTTTGTTACTTTTTCAAGTAACACCTCCTCTTAAAAGTATTACATATACTAAAGAGTTTGGGTTTAGTACATGGAAATTAGAGTATCATACAGCAGATACAACTTCTAATTTACATAATCAAACAATAAATTTTTATAAATTTATTGATAAACAAAAAGTATTAGTAGCTATATCTGTTAATAATCATATAATAGCTACTGATGCAAAATACATTCAAAAACTAAAATAAACAAAACAATGAAAACATTTTTATTTATTATATTGTTATTTTTTGTACAACAAAAAGACCATATAATTACATACTCAATTCCTTCAAGTACAACGCTCAACTTTAATGAGCAAAATTACAACGAAGAAAAAGACACTTGGACTGAAACAAATGAATCAAACAAAAAAACTATTTTAGTTAAGACTAAACATAGTTTAGCATTCTTAAACATGGAACACAAAGAGTATGTTTGGTGTTCTGAACATAAAGAATTTGTTTTAATTGCTGTTTTTGACCAATTTAGAAGTAAATGGAAATATAATCCAAAATTAAGTAAATACTATAGATAATTAAAGAAAATAAACTATATTTGTATTAAGTTTATAAGTTAATAACAATGTGTAAGTTATAAAATAACGCCTTCGGGTTAGGATGTCTATATCAAAGAAATAGAACTTATTATTAATTAATTTTATAATACAAAAAATAATGTACTGATAAGAAGCTTAAGATTCTGATGATGTACTAATTAAACATAACAGCTATTTGAAAATTATAATAGTTATAAGTTATGTATTTATCGCAAAATAAAAAACATAGAAACATATTCTTGTTCTAATAATTAAGCGTGGTAACAGTTAATTATTAGTTTGTTCTTTTTCGTTTGGTCGAAAAACTTAATTAGTGAACGAAAAGTTCTTTATTTAAAAAATACTAATGGTAGATGAATAATAAAGTCCTGTTCAATTCAGTTGTAACAACTTGGTTAGAGTTATTAACGTTAGTAATCTAAGAGTATTTTTAAATAAAGTTTATATTTCACTTTTACAAAAAACTTAATAACTTTTCAAGATATTGAGAACAGCAGTTTTTATTAATAAATACATTGCGGAATACGGGATATTTATTAAAGTTTTAGCTGTAAAATACAATAATAAAATCTATTATATTACCTAATGAAAGATGAGGGTCAGTAGCATAAGTTGCACATAAATATTTACAAAGCAGAAAATAATGCGTTCATTAGTTTTTATACTCAATTAACTCAGTGGTTAGAGTGCCACTCTTATAAGGTGGAGGTCATTGGTTCGATTCCAATATTGAGTACAATTTAAAATTTTGGGTAAATGAAAAATCTATTACTTAAACACTACTATATATTATAGTAGTGTTTTTTTGTTTTTATAAGAATCTAACAATTTAAACTAATAATAAAAATGTCAAAATCAGGAAGAACAATGGATAATCATACAAAAGGTTATCAAAAATCAGAAGGTAAAAACTCTACTATTTCTTATAGAGAAACAGGATGTGGTATTCAAGCTACTGTAATAAGTGGAGGTAATGAATACAATTCAAGAAGTTTTAATACTAAAGATGAAGCAAGACAAGAAGCTTCTAATTTAGCTACTGAATCACTATCTTTCCTATATGAAGACAACAATTAGTGAATCAGAATTAGAGATTGAGAATGATATTCTCAATCTCTTAAAAGAAAACCCAAACAAAAATAACAAAACATATCCTTTAACAGATAAAAATAGAAGAAACGGTGTTAGAAACTATATAAAAACTAACGGAAAACACATAAAAGGTTTTTATAATAAAGATACACAATTTGACCAATTTGAAAATAGAATAAACAATATTATCAGATTATATACCAAATGTGAAACTAAATCAGTAAGAGGTGCAACTCTTAGAATTTCACATGACTTTAATAATTTTGTAGAATGGTTTAAACAACTATAATAAGATATTGTACAATGTTATTATAAAAGTAAGCTCTTGTTTAAAATATCTGACTGGGTGAAGATAATGGGGAGATAATATCAAGCGTCACAAGATTAAAAATCCTCTTTTATAATAACAATTGTACGAGGGAGAAATCCCTAATAAATTTTAAAATTTAAAACTATGAGATATAAATTTGCTATATTTTTTGAAAAATCTTCTATTGAAGAAATGGTAAGTGAAAAAGAAATTGCTTCCTACTTAGATATGTTAGATAATTCAATTAAAGCTTGTATTGTAATTGATTATCAAAAAATGCCAAGTAAAAGATGGTTGTATGTTAAACATATAAAAAAAGAAATTGATTATGAGTTAATAAATAAAATAAAAGAAGAAATTAGTTATCATATATAGTTTTAGAACGTGATTAAACTAACTATTAGTTATACTGATAGTTAGTTTTTATTTTTTAATACTTTAAATAATAATAACATGAAACATTTGTTTACTATTACTCAAGAATGGTTTGAGTATAACAATAAAAGATATTGTAGAAATACAGATTTAGAAGTAAATGCTTACTCTTGGTTCAATAATGATAGAGTTGTTAATACATTTTTATCAGAAGAATTAGAAAAAGAATATCAAAAAAATAAAAAGAAAATAAAAAATATAATCAATATTAACTTAGAACCGAGATTAATATATGAAATATATATAGATATAAAACATACAAGTAATGTTATTTATAATAGACTTGTTGTTTTAAACAACGATAAAAAAGAAGTTCCTAAAGATTATTATAATAGTATAAAAAAACAAAACAATACTTTAAATGGTATAAAACAAAATTTATATAATTTATTATGTGATAAATTAAACAACGGAAAAATAATTCAAGAACATTTAATTAAACAAAAATTAGAAGAATATGAAAAAACTATGTGATGTTATTGAAGAAATATGTAACAAAATAGAAAATTACGGTGAACATAAGTTACATTGTTCTGCTAAATTAGTTAGAACATTCTTTTTATCTGGTTTAAAACCGTATCAAGAATTTGTATTAGTTTCTAAGGAGGAGTATTTAGATTTATTAGAAGATAAATTATCAATAGCTAAATTTAATTATATTTTTTCTAAAACTAACGCTAATGAGTTTATTAAAATAAAACAAGAAATACAAGAAAAAATAGATTGTTTAAAATCTTAATAGTATGAAAGAAATATATAATTTAATAATTGATTTCAAAAAAGAAATAGAAGAAAGACATAATCATTCTTCATCAAGTTCAACTAAAAGAACTTACAATATTGCTTTAGGTAAGTTCAAAAAATTATTTGGAAACTTTACTAAAGATGATATTGCAATTAATAAAGAAGAGTATTTAGACTTATTGTATTCAAAACTATACTTACAAGAAAAAGGTGTAACTGTATTAGAAGATATTAAAACATTTAGTAATGTTTTAAAACATAAAGAAATTAAAAATCTTCAAGAAAAAATAGAATACCTAAAACTTCTTTAGGTATCTAATTAATGCTTCACTGTAACTTTGCAAGGGTTACTTACATAGGTAAAAAGCAGAGCAATTAGAAATTTTCAAATAATTTAACAAAAACAACAAAAACAAATGGAAAATTTAGCACAAGCAGTAACTACACAGGGAGTTGTAATTACTAAAAATTCAAAATCAGAAGATTTAAGAGATGCTTTTAAAGCACAACTTGAATCTGGTGAAGTATTTACTTATTTTATTGAACAACCTTTAGATGATAAAGGTAATCCTAAAAAAGATAAGCAAGGAAAAGAATATCTTGTTGCTTTTATGGTACAAAGTAGAAAACTACGTGATGATGCAACAGATGATTTGAATGCTTTATTATTAGGATGGAATAATGAAAGACTTGTTCGTACATTACATAGAATTGACAAAGATTTGTGGGATAAATCTTTAAATAAAATCTTTGGTATTGGTGTTCTTCAATCAAATATTGAAGCATTGAAAGGTAAATCAACTAATATTCAAGTTCAACACAAAGAAGAACCTGCTTATGAAAATCAATCTCCAAGACAAATTGGTGATACTTGGTTATTATCTCCAAGTGGTAAATATTCTTATGAACACACTGAATTAGTTGTAGGAGAACCTAAAGACGAACTTTATGATTCTGTAAGAGTAGAAAAAGCAGGTTATGCCGACCCAAGTGGAGAGGGAGAATTATAATTTCCTTTATTTTTAGAAGGCTCATACATCACATTTGAGCCTTCTAAAATAATAAATCAACTAATTTAATTAACTTTACAAATATTATTTAACAACACAAAACAATTACTAACATGACATTAGGAAGAAATATCGAAACTATTGAGTTATTAAATACAGCAACAACTCACAAAACTTTTCAAGGATTAGAATATAACTACCCTTTAGTAGCTGTAAATAAAACTACACATACTAAAGAAGAAAAAGCTTTAGTAAAAAAACTTAAAAGAAGTATTTTTACTGATACAGATATTGATAGAAAAAATTCTATTAAAAGAAGACAATTACGTGTAAAGTTAGATTATCATTTTAAAAATAAAAACTAATGAGAACAGTATTAGCAGGTATTATAGTAGTATTATTTTGTTTCTTAATGATACAAAATGAAGAAATAAAAGCAAACATAGAAATAAAACAAAGAGTAACTGTTTGTAAAATTATTTACGGTGAGAAAAGTACACAAAAAGAAATATTAACTTACTGTAAACAAGGTTATAAATTAACAAATATATGCTCATCTACTTCTTATAGAGAACCAACCTATCCAGATATAGAAGGAAGTAATATTGGTTATGGTTACTGTTATATATTAGTATTTGAAAAATAATATAAAAACTCATATTACATTAATTTGTAATATGAGTTTTATTTTTGACCTTCTTTAAAAAAAAACTTGACATGAAACATAAAGTAAGAATAACTAAATATAATAATGCAACAAAAATAAAAATACTACCTAATAAAAGAATTAGTGTAGGTAGAGTTTTAGAAAAAGATACTTTTGATGAAATAAATACTAATAATTTTTTTGTAGAAATGACAAATTATAGAAAAGAAGGTTTTCCAGAAAAAACTCGTGTTGTAAATCAAAATGTAAGTAACAATAATAAAATAATTGTTAGTGGATTTTATTTGACAAAAGAATCTGCTTATGCTTTATATTTAGCTTTACAACATGAATTACAATTATCAGATTTAAACAATATAGATATATAAAAATATGGAAAGATATTTTATAGTATTTTATACTTATAATGCTGAACATAATGTTAATAATAATATTAATTCAAGTAATATAACAGGAGAAGGTTATAAAACTATCACTTGCAATGGTTTTGTAAATCAAAAAGAAACAGAAGAAAGTATTATAAAAGAATTAATGAAAAAATATAGTTTTTTCACTAATGTTAATCCTATAATTAAAAACATTATAGAATTAAATGAAGAAGATTACAATGATTGGCTAGGTTAAAAAATATAAACAATAAAACAATGAATAAAATATTTAATAGTCAAACTTACAGACCTTATATATCTGTAGAAGAGAAAAATTCTTTATTAGGTAAAAAAATTAAACATAAAGACGGTGTTTTTTATAAGTTAATTATAAGTATAACCAATTTAGGTGTTTGTACATCTCATAGTTTTATAGATTATAAAGAGTTACTTGAATCATGTACATTTGAAGATGAAAGTCCTTGTGGTATTAAAGTAGAAAAAGAAAATAATGAATTTAATTTATCATTATTAGATTTATTTAATTATCCAGAAGGAACTGAGTTTTACTATCAAGACAAGTATGCTATTGTTACTGTTAAAAAAGGAATTTTATACGAAATAACAATAGGAGGTTCTTGTTATGTAACAAAAAACTTATTGGAATCAAAATTTAAACAAGTAGAAAGATGATAAAAATAATAATTAATGAATACAGAACTATACTAATACCTTATGGTTCTATCGAGTATATTGATACAATAGGTAAAGAAATAAAAGAATTATTTATAAAATTTAAAAAAACAGTACCTGTATTAGGTGAAGGAGTACGTATAAACTTAGAAGGGTATAATTCTATTTTTAATATTATAATTCATAAATTACAACATAATTCTTTTGTTGAAATATATATCAAGGTTGACCCTACAAAAGATTATTTTACTTATTGTATTGATATTGAAAAACTTAATCAGTTAGCAAAAGAACACGAAGAAAAATATCAAATGTTACAAACACTAAAAGAAACTTTAAAAAATCCTTTAGAATGAAATATAAAATACTAATATTAATACTATTATTTAATATACAAAATATTAAAGGTAGTATTCTTCCAGTAAAAATAACTATTAAAGAATCAGTTAGATTAATGATTTTAACTGATTCTTTAGTTAAACAAAATGATAAAATAACATTATATGCACAAGCTGTGTTAGAATCAGGTTACTTTAAACACCATAAGTATAATAATATTTATGGTATAATGAAAAGAAGTAGGTTAAAAAAGTATAACTCTATTGCTGAGTGTTATAATGATAGAATTAGACTTTATATTAAAAAGAACCATACTGTACTTTCTAAAAACTATGCTAAAGATAAAAAATACAAAAAGAAAATTAATTACTTAGTAAATAAATTAAAAAATACTATGAAACACAACATAATAAAAGAAATTGAAACTGAAACGATACATGAGTTTACAGAAGAAGAAGAAATGTTATTTTTGAGAACAAAAAACTTTGCTCTTGATTATGATAAATTAAGTACAATAAATATAAGTGTTAGACTTACTAATTTACTTAATAAAATTGGAATACCTACTCAAAAAATTGAAGGTGAAGAATACTATATATTTGATAACGATTATCTTAATAGTATAAAATACATTAAAATTATATTGTTATCGCATAGTGATTTTATTTTATTTGAACAATGGAAAGAATGGTTAAATAAAGGTGTTATTCAAGAGAAACAGATTAAATCATTTTATGATAATAAATCACAAAAGTTAATAAGAAAATTAAGTATAAGTACTGAAATTATTAATGATGTAGAATATTACATATTCAATAAAGAATATATTAACAATTTAAACATTAGAAAAAATGAAAGCTGACTTACTATTAAAAGAAATAATTAAAAATTATCCTAATGATAATGTTGTTGCTATTGCACAAGATAAAGATGAGAATAGTGTTTTTGTTTATTTTAATCAAATACCTGTAATAAATGATTCTGATGAGAGGTGGTGTAATTTTCCTATTAAGTATTTAGCGTTTGATTTTAGTAAAATAATAAAATGGGATTCACATAATTGGAAACAAAGAATTGTAACAATAAATGATTTAAAATAAATGTTAGATGAAAAAATATTATTTGAAGAATTTAACAAAGAAGGTTGGTATCAATTTTATAGTCAAAATTTTTGGAGACATACTTCTCATAAAGGTAATTTAGACGGTTGTGATACCCAATATCTTTTATTAATTATAAGTAAAAAGAAAGGTTTTAAAAGACCAATTGATTATATAAACGATTTAATAGCAAAACAAAATGAATAACACAGATTATTTAACATTAGGAGTATTATTTTTAATAGTAATGTTTATAACTATACATTTGTATATTTATAATAAAGATTTAAAATTAAAAATACTTGATTTAGAAAGTAAAATAGATATTTTAGAGTTAAAAAATAAAAAATACAAATTCTATATTGAATTAAAAGATTTTATACTTTTTGAATTTAAAAACTTAAGTATTGAAACAGAATATTTTTTATCAGATAGTATAATAAAAGAAATTAATAATAATAAAGATTATTTTTATATTGAAAGTTCTGATAAATTACTAATACAGAGTATTTTTAGATTAATTATAAGATTTAATTTGAAAAATAATAAATTGTGTGATATAAATATAGAATATAAAACAAACAATAATATTTTAACATTTAAAATAAAATAAAAATGAAAAATTCAGAAATAACTATGTTAATTATTGTAGGAACAATAATTTGTTTATGTTTTATATCTTTTTTAATTTATTTAATTGTATTAGTTAGTAAACTAAAACAAGAAAATAAAAATACAGAAAAAGAGTATATAAATTTGTATAATCAAAAAGAAGGTATAAATAAAAAATGGATACAAGAAATTGAAAAAAACTCTACGTTAGAATATGAAATAATGTGGTTAAAAGAATCAAATAAAAGAGAGTATCAAGTATTATTAGAAAAAAATAGAAATTTAGTACTTAAAAAAGATACTGAAAAAGAACATTTGATTAATAAAATTGAAAGTTTATCAGAAGAATTAGAAACAGAAAAAGAACTAAATAATAAACATTTAGAATCTATTGATACACTTAAATTAAGAAAAAATATTAACAATGAAGAATTTTATTTATGTTTGTTAAGAACATATAAAAACTTTACAAAGATTGATTCTTCTATTGATGGAAGAACTAAAGCTTTTAAAGATTTTATTTTAACTAAAGAAGCAATTGAATATTTAATTTTATTACTTAGTGATGAAATTACAGAAAATAGTAATATAGTTAAAAAATTAAATTTAATCTCAAAAGAACAGAAATTAAAAACTATATTAAATAAAGAACGTATTAAAAATACAGAAATTGGTAATTATGATTTAATTGTAGAAAATAATCAAATCATATTTAAAAACAGATTAAAATAAAATAAATAATTTAACAATTTAATCAATAACAAAAATGGAAACTTTATTAATTATATTATCTTTTATATTACTTTTTGTTTTATCTCTTTACTATGTTAATAATCAACATAAAAATCAATATTTAAGTAGAGAAAAAAAAATAGAAGATTTAAAAAGAAGTAATAGTAACTGTATTGAAAAACTAATTAAAAAAACAGAATACTCTATTGGTTTAAATAACACAATTGAAATATTAAAAGAAGAAATTGCAAGATTAGAAAACAAAATAGATTTAGACGCAATGTCCTTTGATGATATAATCAATAAAGAAAACAATGATACTCTTATTTCAAACTTTATTTTAGAATTACATTTTAATTTATTTAATATTGATAAATATATTGAAACAATAAAAGATAAAAGAAGTAAAGAATATAAAGAAGTATTAAAACAAAAGAAATTGCTAATGACATATATTGAATCAATAACTAATCAATTTAATGAAGATAAATTTGATGTAGAATTATTAAATAACTATAAGTCTTTAAGTTATAAAGACTTAATTGTTTTTGATGAAGATATTGACTATAAATTTGCTTTAGTTGATACAGGAGATATTGATGAATTGGTATGTATAATACAATCAAACGCAGATTATATTTTTTCTGTACCTGATGAAATTGATTTTGTTAGTAAACCTAATACAATTACAAAAGAACAAGAAAATTTTCTTAAAGAAAATAATTTAACACATGATGCTTTTGTAGCTGATAAATCAGATTTAATTTAACTTTTAAATAAACAAGAACTATAATTCAATATAGTTCTTGTTTTTAATATTATGGAATCAAAATTTAAGTATATACAACGTAAAGTTATAAAACAAATAACATTATGTAATGATAGATTTATACAAAATATAAAACCTAAAATAACTCCTGAGATTTTAACATATTTAAAACTTAAAGTAGATTTAGAATATTTATTTGAAAAAGCAAAAACATTTACAACTATATACAATAAAAAAGAAGAAGAACAATTAATTAAAGAATATAATAATGATAATAAGCTTACCATTAAAAACACTATTGATAATGAATTAAGTAAGTTTTATAATCCTTATGTTTCTAATAAAAAACCAAAAGGTAAAAGAAATTCAGAATGGAAAAAGAAAGTTAGTAAACTATATAAACAATAATAATTATGGAAACTCGAAATATAGAATTTTTAAAAAAGACTATTGATTCAAGAAAAGAAATAAAAAAATTAGAAGACTTAAATGAAAATATAGGTTTAGAAGTTAAAAGAGAAGAAGGTACTAAAACTTTTAGTTTAAGTGTAAAAAATATTTCTCTTCATTCTACTGAAATTTATTTATCTATTCATTTTTTAAAAGCTTTAAAAGAAAATATAGATTTATTATCTAAAAGAACATTAGAAATAGAAAAAGAACATTTTGAAAAAGCTTTAAAAGATGCACAAGATGAATCATTAGAAATACTTAAAGGTAATATTTAAACAATAATAATTATGTGGAATTTAATAAAACAATTTTTAATTAGTTCAATAGAAGCTAATAAAGAAGTAATAAAACACTGTAAGAAAAATCAAGACTATATTAATTTTATGTTAGAAAGAAAACATACAGATTTACATTATGCAATAACAGAAGAAAAACTAAGAGAAGATAATAATTTTACTAAATTAGGTTATTATGTTGTATCAAAACAAAATGTTGAAAAATACATAAAACAATGAAAGTTGAAGTAGCTGATATAGAAACATTTCCTTCTTTCTTTTGTATATGTTTTATTAACTTTCATACAAAAGAAAGAATATCATTTAGAATAAGTACACATAAAAATCAAATTAAAGAATTATATGCTTATTTATTAGAAAACAAAAAAAATAAAGACTACTATTTAATATCTTTTAACGGTAATAGTTATGATTGGATAATAGTAAATTACTTATTTATTAATTACTATATGTTATCTAAATTAACAGTAATAGATATTAATGAAAGACTTTATTTAATATCACAAAATATAATAAGTAGTCAAAATACTAACAGTTTTCATTATAGCGAATTTAAAAAATATACTTATAATTTACCTTTTCAATCAATTGACTTAGCTGATTTCTGGGCAAAACTAACAATAAGAAATAAGAAATTATCTTTAAAGTTTTTTGCTGTAAGTTTAGATTTAGATATTATAGAGTGTCCTATATCATGGACAGAAAAATATTTAACTAAAGAACAAGAAGATATAGTATTAGAATATTGTTTTAATGATACAGAAGTAACTCATGCTTTAGCTTTAGCTCTAAGAGAACAAATAAATTTTAGATTAAAATTAAAACAGCAAAAAGGATATGATTGTTTAAGTTGGTCAGGTGTTAAAATTGGTTTAGAATCACTAATAAAAGATTTAGCTATAACAAATAAAATAGATGAAAAAGTTATTAGAGATATGAGAACACATAGAAACAGTGTTAGATTATCTGATATTATTTTACCTACAATTAAATTTGAAACTCCTCCGACGGGTAATCATTGGAAAGTTAAAGCTAAGTCTTCAAAAAAAGGAGAAAATAAGTTTATTGACTGTTTTAACACCTTTTCAGACCTTCTCATTCACTTAAAGACTCTTACAGTCAAAGACACCAAATCAATTAATTGTCGTGTATTCTTCAAGGATATGATTTATGACATTAAAAGCGGAGGTTTGCATTCTTACCATGATAGCGAATTAAGATTTAGAGAAGAAGATAAACTTTATATTGATGAAGACGTAAACAAAACACTACTTGCGTCTTAACCCTCTTAACTGCTGGAAACCCTATTAGAAATCTAAGGGCAATCAGCATCGAGCCGTACATACGGAACGTTCAGAGACTATCGAAAACACTTGTGCCAACAAGGAAGTGAGTAGAGTACATTTTTTAAATAAAAAATGGAAACTGAGGGCAATTTCTTAAAAAAGGATTTTTATTTTGATTTAGGGTAATAACTTCGTACCTTTAGGGTAATAGAACTTAAATCAACAGTTAAATGAATGCTATTCAATTTAAAGGTATATCAGGTATATACTGTATAAAAAACAAACAAAATAACAAATGTTATATTGGTCAATCAAAAAATATTTATTTACATATAAAACAACATATAACAGCATTAAACACTTGTAATAAAAAACAAGAAAATGAAAAGTTAATTGAAGATTGGAAAATATACGGTAAAGAAAATTTTGAATGTTTATTATTAGAGGAATTTAGTAAAGAAGATTATAAATACAATACAACAGATATTGAATCTTTGTATATGGATGAGTATGATTCAATTGAAAACGGTTATAACTTAAGAAAAGATGGTTCATCAGGAATGATAACATATTCTTCAACTTCAATAAAATTAAGTATTGCAAGTAAAAAAAGATTTGAAAATCCTGACGAAAGAGTTAAACTAACAAATGGATTAGCAAAATATAAAGAAGAAAATCTTGATTGGAAAGAAAAAATGAGTAAAGCCGTATCAAAAGCTAAAATGATTTATAATTTTGAACAGTATGATAAACAAATGAATTTAATAAAAGTTTGGAATAGTATAGAAGATATTATTAAAGAAAATCCAGAATACAAATGGCAAAATATATATTCTGTATGTAATGGTTATAAACCAACAATATACGGTTTTATATGGAAAAAGAAATTGAAGATATAGTCCGACACTCTTAGTAATAAGAGATTAACAGTAAGAAGCAGCTACTATCCAACTTTAGGAGCAGAACAAAGTTTTGTACCTTATCACTTTATTAAATTAGGTTTAGCAAACATACTAAAAAGAGATAAAACTGATAGAATAAAAGATAAAAAAGAAGGAAGAATGTTAGAAGCAGAGTTAAAGAAACTTAAAATGAATGGAGGTTTCTACGGTAATACTAACAATGCTTATAGTTGTATGTTTGATTGGTTATGTACATTACAAATAACATTAAACGGTCAATTATTTTTATTAATGAATGTAGAAATGCAAACAAGAAATAAAGGTATTGTAGTTGATATGTGTAACACCGATGGAATAAGTTACTATTTAGATAAAACAGAAAAAGAATATTTTGATAAAACAAATAAAGAATGGGAAAAAATAACTAAAACAGAATTAGAATACGTTAATTATGAATTAGTTATTAAATCATCTATTAATGATTATTTAGCTTTTTATTATGATAAAGAAGGTAAAATAAAAATTAAAGAAAAAGGTTTTTATGTTACAAAACCTTTACTTGATATGAGTAAAGAATTTTTAGTAATACCTAAAGTGATACAAAAGTATTTTTTACATAAGTATTTTAAAAATGAAGAAATAAATATAGAACAAGAAGTTAAAAAACACTCTAATATTTATGATTTTTGTTCTTCAAGTAAAATTGATAAAGATTATCAAGTAATTTACAATGGTGAAAAAGTACAACAGTTAAATAGATATTATGTATCTAAAAAAGGTTCTTATCTTTACAAAAAGAAAAAAGAAAAAATAGAGTTAGAATCTGTACTTAAAAATACAAAAGTAATTATCCTAAACAATAAAACAGAAGAAATAAACGATGAAAGAAATATTTTTGAAATTGATTATAAATACTACATTAATGCTGTACAAGAACACATTAACAAATATAATAATGATGTTAGTATAGATACTAAAGGACAGTTTAACTTATTTTAATATGAAGTTACAATTTGAATTATTTAATGAAGAAAACAAAAGTAAAGTAAAAGAAAAAGTTAAATATGAGCCTTCTAAAATAATAGAGGATAAAATCAATTGGCTTGAACAAAAAATAAAATACACAAACGATACCAATAAGTATACATGGTATGGGACTTTTACAGATAAACAAGAAATTGAAAAAGGTTTAATAGGAGAAAACTATTTTATAACTATTAATAATGCTACATGGTTAGAAGCAAGAAAATTTATGCTCAAAAAATTTCAAACTAAATTTAAAGAAGTTTTAAGGTATGAAGAGATGAATTTTAAAGGTAAACAAGAATATTTATTTATAGATTTAACAAAAAAACAAGATTTAACATGGGCTTTGTAACTTATTATGAAATAGTACTTAAATTAAATGTATTACTATTATTTATAAAATATATAGTTTTATTTGTATATTTTAGTAAGAAAAGAAATTCTGCATATTATGAACCTAAAAGTGTTTACTTAATGTGTTTATTTGTAGAATTAGTATGTTCTTTAATTCCATTATTTAACTTAGGTTATTTAATATTTAACGGAGCAAGAGTAGGTTATATAATAGTAAATTTTAATAAAGAATCAAGATGAGTTATACAGAAGAACAATTCGATAATGATGAATCATTAATAGATAAAGTATTAGCTCAACATCTTAATTTATATTCTAAAATATTACAAAAATATAAAGAAGTTGAAGGTTTTGGTTTTGAAATATGTAAAACTAATACTGGAAGTACTGTATTTGTAGAGTATAATTATGAAGAACAATACTTTGAAATGTTTATAGAGGAAAAACCTTTATGTAAATTTACTTTAGAAAGCGATTTTAACCGTTTAATACAACTTTTAACAAAATGAAAATATTTAATATTATTTTATCCTCTTTTCTAACTTTATTTAGGAAAGAGGATGTTTTATTTTACCATAAACCAATAAATGATTCAGTATATGAATCAAATGGTGTTAAGATAAATTATACAAAATATGCTGATGTAATGAAACAAAAGCAAAAAGCTATTGATGGAGAATTAAAAGAAACAGAAAATAAAGTTAATTTTTCTGGTAACAGTAGAGTTAATTCTTATCAGTTAAGCCAACTCAAAGAACTTATTTCTAAAGAAAATCCACCTTTATTTTTAGAAGGCGTAGAAGCAGTAATTAAAATTTTAAACATTAAAATCTAATAATCAATGTATGATTTAAACACAGGTTTTGCTAAAAAAAAGCAACCAATTGTTCTAAATGAACAACAAGAAGAAGCTGTAAAACTATTTAAAGAGTTTACAAGTTCAGCTAATTTATCATTTAATCTTAGTGGCTTTTCTGGTACAGGTAAAACCACTACTGCAAGTTTCTTTCTACAACATTTAAGAACATTAGGAAAACATTTTATGGTATGTAGTCCTACACATAAAGCAAATAAAGTAATTAAAAATGCACTAAATATTGGTGCAGAAATTAAAACTATTGCAAGTTTATTTGGTAATAGATTTAATATTTTAAGTAAAAAATGGGAGTTTTGTGCTGTTTCAGAAGATTATTTACCGCCTAATATTACATTATTAGTAGATGAATGTGGTATGATAAACGATGAAACATTTATCTGTATGTTAGAAACTTGTAAACAAAGAAATATTCAATTAGTATTTATGGGTGATGAAGCACAAATTCCACCTATTAACTCTAAAACAATTTCTTTAAGTTTTACAGATTGTGATGTAAAATATACACTTACAAAGTTAATGAGACAAAAACCGTCTAATCCTTTATGCGAAATTTACACTTCAATTAGAGAAAACTTATTAGCTAATCATAGATTTGTAACATCAATAAATGAAGAAACAGGAGAAGGTTTAGAAATAGTAAATTCATTAGGTTTATTTGAAAGTGTAATTGAAGAAATGCTTTCTAAAGAAGAATTTAAAAAAGATAGTTCTTTCTGTAAAATTGCAGCTTATACTAATAATAGAGTATATAATTACAATAGAATTGCAAGAAAAGCTTTATTAGAAGATGATTTAATTCCTTTTCAATTAGGTGAAATATTAACAGGTTATAACCAGATAGCAACAGAAGCTATTGTACAAAATAGCCAAGATTATGTTATTTCAAAACATAACGGTATTGTAAACCATAGAATAAACTTTCTTGATGCCAGTTCAAAAGACAAAAAAGGAGTTTACAAGGAAAAAAGATTTGAATTAAAATCTTATGAAATATCCATTAAAGAAGTTGAGCAAACATCTTCATATTCCATGAAGATAAATATACCTTTAATTGATGATGAGTATAATTTTAATTTCTTTCATAATCTTTACAAAATAGCTATGGATTTTAATACAGAAAAAAGAAGTGATGTAAAAAAGACATTGTATAAAGCTATGGTAAATATTTTTAAAAATGTTCAATTATCTGATAGTTTGTTTATGTATGACGGTATTTGCCAATCTTTAACAAAACTAAAGAAAGAAAATAGAGAATTATTTATTCAAGATAGTTTCGGTTATTCTAAATTTGACCAAATTATGAGTAATGGATTAGGTTATATATTAGAGAAAAACATAGATTATGGATATGCTGTAACTGCACATAAAGTACAAGGTAGTACATATCAAAATGTGTTAGTAGATTTAATTGATATTAATAATCCAGTAACTAATAAACAAATTAATAAAGAAGGTCAGCCTTTTTGTCTTGAAAGAAATACTTTAAAGTATGTAGCTTTATCAAGATGTAAACATAAAACAATTGCTTTACAATGATGAAAAAATATAAAATTGTTAAGATAGAAGAAAATAAAATTATATCAAGTACTGTTTTACCTTCAAATGGTTTTAAAAGTAAATTAACATTAACTTGTTTAAGTCAAAATAAAGAAAATAAAATAATTAATTTTGATTATTTTGGAAGTAGTAGTGAAAAACATGACCATCATTTTATAGATTTATTTAATTCAAAATTAGTTAATACTGATATAATTATTATAAACTTAGAGCAACTAATAGATTTGATATTAATTCACAACGAAAAAGATGATGATTTTGTATTATCTTATGAAACATGGAATCAATTTTTAAAGAAGGAATGACAGTGTATTCTCATGTTTTTGCAACAGGAGAAGGAAAAGTTCTTAAAGCAAAGAAAGAAACAGTAAGAACAAAATACAATGTTCATGTAAAAGAACAAAATTCTGATATAATTTATTCTTTTACAAAAGAAGGTAGAATATTTCCTCATGGAGGTATTTGTTTATCGTTAAATAAATTAGAACCAATAAATAATTAAATCATGTGGAACTTGTAGAAGTAAAAGATGAAAACAGCTTAAATATATTAAATACTTATCTTGAATTACTTTGTCAAGATAAAGTTAATTTTGTATATTTTGAATTAAATAAAACATATAAGGTAATAGCTAAAAAAACAACATCCTTTTATACAAGATATTCTATCAGATAAAACATGGTTGTATGTATTAGAAGGTTATTATATTGCAGTAGAAGAACAAATTATTTATGGTTTGTTCGCAGAAGAAAAACCTATACATAAAGTTTCTAATATAAATTTTATAAGTACTTTATTTAAACCAACAAAACAATGATTTCATACATAAAACACAAAGAAACAAAAAAGAAATATCTTGTTTTAGCACAAGGTGTAATATTTAATTCAACAACTAAAATATCTGTATTTAAAGAAATAGATGTTGAAGATGCAATTCCTCAAGTATTATCAGAAGAAAAAATAAATGCTCAATTTGATAAAATACAATTAGAATGAAAACAGATAGATTTAGTAAAGAAGAAATAATTAATATTAATCTTTATTGTAAAGAAAATAACTTTTCTAATAATCAAAAGAAAGATTATATACAAACATTAATGATTAATAGAGGTTTAAAAACAGGTGCTAAAAATCTAATTTACTGTTGTTTTACTGGTTCTGGTAAATCTTTTATAGGATTAAAATTTATAGAAAGATTCTCAAAGAAATATCTTAATGAGAAAACAACAATTGTTTCACCTACTACTTTATTAAAAGATAAATGGATTGTAGATACTTCTAATTTTGAAAGAATAGAAAGTAAAGTTATTAATTCTTTTACTATGTCTAATTCAGAAGAAGAAAGAACTACTGGATTACTAATTGTAGATGAAGTTCATCACGCATTAGGTAAAGATTCTAAGTATTTTAATAAAACATTAGATTCTAAAGCATTGTTTAAAGTAGGATTATCAGCTACCTTAAACGAAAAACATATTGCTTTTTTAAAAGAAAAGAATTTTGAATATATCTTCTTTTTAACTATTGAAGACGGTAGAAAGTTAAACATTATTCCTGATTATAAAATACTAAATATACCAGTAAAATTTACTAAATCAGAACAATTATTTTATGTAAAGAACGAAGATGAAATAAGTAACATAGTAGGATTATTTTCATTTTTAATGGAAGGAAGTGTAGAAAAAAAGCAATACTTATTAGAGTATATTGTTTCGAGCCTTCTAAAAAAGAAAGATGAGGTAATTAAATTTCATGGTTTAGAAATGACTGTTCCAGATTGGATTGATTATGTGTTTAAAACAGCAATTGATAAAGGAATAAAAATTAACGATAAAGGTTCTATTGTAGGTCAAGCTAAAAAGTTACAGATTTGTTTAAATAAAAGACAATCTTTTATAAATGAGTGTTATAATAAAATAGCAATAACAAATCACATCATTAAGTATATTAATAAAGAAGAAACTAAAAAATGTTTAGTATTTGTTAAAAGTATTAGTTTTAGTAAGAAATTAAAAGATTATTTAGAACAAAACAAAATTAAATCAAGTGTTTTTCATAGTAAACTTTCTGATAAATTATCTAAATTAACATTAGAAGCTTTTTATGCTGATGTTATTCCTATACTTATAAGTATTGATAAAATTAAAGAAGGTTTTAGTATTAATGATGTTTCATTAGCTATTAGATTAGCTTATAATGGAACACCACTTGATGCTGAACAAATTATAGGTAGGATATTAAGGTTGGATGAAAAAGACAAGAATAAACAAGCTTTATTAATAAACTTATATGTTGATGATTTTACTTATACGGATGGAAGATTATTTCAAAGTGAAGAAGTAAAAAAGTTACAGTATGCTTATAAAAATTTAGAATATAGTTGGGTAAACTCAATTGAAGAAGGTATGGAAACAAATAACGAATTAGAATTAGAACTATGATTAGACCTTATGAAGTTACAGATTTTTGTAACACACATGATATTTCTGTGGAGGAGTTGTTATTGCTTCATAGAATTTATACAAAACAGAAAAACTTAAAACAAGAAGTAAACTTTAACTTAGCTTCTGAATTATATCAAAAACAAAATAAAGAAATTCACGACTATAAGAAACTTGCTTTATTACTTGAAGAAAAAGGTTTTATTATTAATGAAAATGAAACTAAAGATAAAATCTTAATTGCTAAATTAAAAGTTAGTGATAAATTTATTCAATCAATTTTTATTACTAAAGAAATTGCTTTTCAAGAAGCATTAAGTGTATATCCTAATTATCTTGTAGTAGAAGGTAAAGAAATACAAGCTAAAACTTGTAAAGAAGGTACTGCTTTTCTTGAAGAAGAATACTATAAAACAATTAAAGGAGGTGATAAATTTGAACACAATCGTTTTATTGAATTAACAAGCATTAATTTTCAAGGTAAAAAATATGCTAATGAGAAATTTATAACTTGGATTAAAAACTGGGGTATATTAGCTCCAATAATTGAAGAAAACATTAAAAAACAAGGTTCAAATAAACAAGCTACTTATGGAAATAAAAGAAGATAGTGAAGTAGTACCTATTTTTTTTGATGAAATCATTAAAGGTATAGAAAAAGTAAAAAATACTAAAATTAATTTCTTACCTTTTTCAAATTTTAATAGATTTAAAAGAGATTGGTCAGGTATTTATAAATCAGATTATTGTATTATAACAGCAGGTTCGGGTGTAGGTAAGAGTAAACTTGCATTTAGTCAGTATGTATTTGAACCTTTTAATTTTTATAATAAAAATTCAGATGATATAGATATTAGAATTAATATTAATGTATTAGAAGAAGATAAGAAAAAAGTATTTTTATCAACTGTTTGTAACTTACTAAAAGAAAAAGGAGTTACAATTTCAGTAAAAGAACTTAAAGGTATTCCTGATACAGATTCTATAACTAATGAATTAATTGAAAAAATTAAAGGATTAAGAGATTGGTTTGACTTATTTGAAAGAAAAGTTAATATTTATTCAAATAATACAACAACTAAACAAATATTTGATACTTCTAAGAAATTTTTAGATAATAACGGTAGTTTACATTGGATTACAGAGTATGAAGATGGAAAACAAGTAAAAAAACAAGTTTATAAACCTAAAGATGACAAACTTTATTTTATTCATTTAACAGACCATATAGGATTATTACATCCAAGTAAAGAAGAAAAAAAGATATATGATGCTATACATCAACACTCAGCTATTAATAATTTAATTTTAAAAAATACGTATCAGTGTCAAGTTGTAGATGTACAACAACAAGAAGGTACAAAAGATAAATTAGATTTTAATTACAAAGGAGTATTAAATGAGCAAAAAAATAAACCTTCTAAAGATGGATTGCAATACAACAAATCAACATACGATAATGCTTCACAAGTAATTGGTCTTTACTCACCAGAAAAATACGGTATTGAATCATATAATGATTACAGTATATCAACACTTGGGGATAGTTATAGATATGTTGAAATGTTAAAATCTCGTGATGGTGAAAGTGGAATGGGTATAGATTGTTTTTTTGAAGGTGCTGTAAATAAATTTTCAGAACTTCCACAAAACATGACAAATAGAGATTATGAAAAATTAGGTTTTAAAAATGACATTTATAAATTTGATTAAAACATGGCAATAATAGTTGCAATAGTAGGAGACTCAGGAAGTGGTAAGAGTACTTCTATATTTAAAGAAGAAAAATTAGGTATAGAAGGTTTAAACCCTAAAGATACATTTATTTTTAATGTATCAGGTAAACCATTACCAGTAAGAAAAGGTGATATTTTATTTCCTAATGAAGGTAAAATATCAGAAACAAGAAGACAATTTAAAAATTGTGATGCTGTAAGTATTTCTAAATTTATGATAGATATTTCTGAAAAAGTTAAAGTAATAAGAAATATGGTTGTAGATGATGCTCAATTTTTACAAGCTTTTAAATTTATGAGTACACTAAAAGAGAAAGGGTTAATTTCTTAGGCTCTTTTAAAACCTATCTAATTGACGGGAACACCCTTAGAGATTTACATACTAAACTATCATAGTAATATAGATAGTGGCTGAATTAATTACTCAGGTACAGTAAAAAATGTAAATATTGGACAATCCGCAGTGAAGTTTCCTTTTTAGGAAAAACATTCAGAGACTATCTCGAAAGAGAGTACTTAAAAATATTCTTAATATTTTTTGGGAAACGGTAGGTAATTGATTTATTTCATATTAAATTTGGTTAAATTAAAATTTAATCAAATGGGAAAAATACCTTTAACAAGAGAAAACGGTAAAATATCTAAAGAATATAGAGCATGGAAAGCAATGAAAGCAAGATGTTATGCACCTTGCAATGTATCAATAGGAAACTATAATAAAAATAGTATAACTGTTTGTGAAAGATGGTTAAATTCTTTTATTAATTTTTTAGAAGATATGGGAAAAGCACCTGATGAAAATAGTACTTTAGATAGAATTAATAATAGTTTAGGTTATTCACCAGAAAATTGTAGATGGACTGATTGGAAAACTCAAGCTAATAATAAAGAAAATAATTTAATATTTATATATAACAACGAAGCTCATACTTTAAAGGAATGGTCAAAAATACTAAATATAAAATATACTACTTTATATTTAAGAATAACAAAAAATAAATTGACATTTGAAGAAGCTATACAAAAAGACCCTTTTAATAAATTAATAGAATATAAAGGAGAAAAAATGAGTTTAAAAAATTGGTGTATAAAATTAAATTTACCTTATCAACTTATAGTAGGTAGAAAATATGAAGGTTGGAGTATAGAAAAATGTTTTGAAACTCCGTTTAAAAATTAATTAAAGATATAGTCCACCTTATACTGAAAAGTATAAGATTCGTGTTGAGAAATTTAATGATATTGGAGCAGTAGGGTTTAATCCTGTTAGACAAGCAATGACAATACCTGATGAAGATTTAGTTATTTTTTTTATTTATCATTCAGAAACAGATAAGAAAGGTAAGGAAAAAATTAAAACAGCAGGGCAGTTAATTGACCAGTACGTTACAATGGAAGGTTTGTTTACTACTGTATTATATGCTGAAAGTGAATTTAATCCTTTAACAAGTAAAATTGAATATTTCTTCAAAACAAACTCTGACGGAAGAAATACAGCAAAATCTCCTTTTGGTATGTTTGATGATTTAAAAATACCAAACGATTTAGGATTAGTTGCAAAAAAAGTTAGAGAGTATTACCAATAATAAGTAAAAGAAATTTGCTTATTAATAAAAAAAGATGTAAATTTACATCAGATAACAACAAGAAAAATAAATAAATAATTCATAATTAAAACAACAACAACAATGTCTATTTCATTCGCAGGAATCTCATTTGAGAAAACAATCAACACAAGAGTAAATTCAGTAGTTAAAGGAGAATCTACTACATCAAGAGTTTATTCACCTCTTACAATTACAGTAACAGAACATACAGACAAAAAATCAGGTGTTACTTCTTTAAAATCAATGTTTAAAATTTCAACAGAATATTCTGAGAAATTAAATATTAATGGTTTAGTAGGTGATATTCAAGAGGGAAAATCTGTTTTAGTAATGCACCCTGAGTTAGAAACACTGAAAGGTAAGATTTTCTGTTTTTCTGAAAAAGGAAAAGAAGATAAACAAAAAAGTAGATTATTTAAAGCAGATGCTTTATTAAAAAACTTAAAAAATGAAGGTTTAGTATCTTCTGATTTTGGTTCTGAAAAAGGACAAAAAATTAACTTAGGTTTAAAAGATATTTCTTCTGAAATTGAAGGTTTACCAGAAGGATTTTTCGCATGGAAAGTAGTTGCTTCTGATTTACCAGTAGAAAAAACAGAAGATAAAGAAGTTACACCAACAGTACAAGAAACTGTTGTAACTCCAGTATCAGAAGAAGTTGAAGAAGAAGATATTAAAGATGAAGATTTGTATTAATAAAAATCAAAACGTAAATTAAGGGTCGTTCCTTAAATAAAGAGAAAATTATTTGATAATTTTCTCTTTTTTTGTATATTTAAGAATCTGTTTCTATTTTAAAAACAGTAATAACTAAAAATAATTAAAAATAAACAATTTAAAATTAATAATATGTATAATTTAGATGATGCTAATGAGGTTGTACAAGGTGGTCGTATTCAACCAAAAAACAAGAAACAAGGATTTAATAAAGGTATTTTCCTAAAAGAAGTGGAATTTACAAAAAGTAAAGCAGATAATGATATTGTAATTTTTACATTTGAAGATAAAGATGGTGATTCATTTACACACTTAGTACATGACCCTGCAAATGGTGATGAAAAACAAGTAAAAAATAATCTTGTTAAGTTTAAACATTTATACGGTGCTTTTATTAGTTCTCCTATTATTGAAGTTAAGAATGGTAAAGGTAAAACTGTAAAAGTAAAACAATGTTTTAATAATATTAAAGCTAACACTTTTCAAGAATTACATGAATTGTTTTACAAACAATTTGTACCTAATTTTCAAAACTTAGAATTGACATTAAAAATTACATATCCTAAAAAAGGTAATTATGCTCAATTTCCATTATTTCCTCCTTTTATTGCCTCACCATTAAACGATAAGTTAGACAAGATTGATTCTTGGACTTGGGATTCAAAATATGATTTTGATGAAATTCAAGAAACAAATGATGTACCAGATAGTGAAAGTGGAGGAGGAAGTAGTAGTGAAGAACCAAGTATTTAATATTTAGTATTTTAAAGTATAAAGCACTGTTATTATTTATAACAGTGCTTTTTAATTTTATTTTATTGTATGGAGTTTACTTTAACTAAAGAAGATATTTTAAAAGAAGTATCAGAAACAGATATATTTAACTATTATTTAAAAGAATATTATATATCAGTAGATTTTAACAATAGATATGTTTCTCCATTTAGAAATGATAACAAGCCTGATTGTAGTTTTGGTTATTCTAAAAAAGGTAGTTTAGTATTTAATGATTGGGCATACAATATGTACAATTGTTTTGATATTGTAATGAAAAAATACAATATTAATTTTGGTAAAGCTATTAGAAGAATAGAAGCTGATATTCCACATATAAAAAGAAAAGATTTTGATGTAAGTGGTATAAAAATAAATAAGACAAATAAGCCTTCTAAAATAAATGAGGAGAATCCAATACGTATCAAACGAAAATTATATTCTAAAAATGATTTAAAGTTTTGGAATGTTGAAGGATTAAACATAACTCCTAATTTATTACAAAAGAATAAAATTTATTCAATAGAATGTTATTGGGTTAATAATGTTCATTTTAGAGTTAATCATATAGGATTTGCTTATCATTGGGAAGATTTTAATTATGAAATATACTTACCTTATAATGACGGAGTATTAAAACCAAGATTTTTAATATCACCTAAGTTAATAATAGGTGATGAAGAATTTTTACCACAAACAGGAAATCATTTAGTAATAACTAAAAGTAAAAAAGATGCTTTTTATTTAAGATTATTAGGTGTTAATGCGATATTTATAGTAAGAGAAAAGATGATTATTGATGAATTTACAATGACATTATTTCAAGCAAGATTTACTAATATATTTACATTATTTGATAATGATTTAACAGGTATTATTCTTACTAATAAATATTACAAAAAATATAATACAATTCCCTTATATTTTAGCAGGCTCGAATATAAAAAAGATTTCACTGATAACTTGAAATTCTTTGGTGTACAATGTATGTTAGAATTAATACAAGAAATAAAAGAACAATATGAAATTAACAATTGCTGATATTACACATTATAAATCAGGTATTATACAAATTGTTGTAGAAATAAAATCTAATGATAAAGATTATGTATGTACTTGTAATTCAAGAGGTAGTTTACAAATAAATTTTAATAATAGATTAATTATATTTAATACAAGTGTTTTATTAGATATTAAAGAATATTATTTAGTTACTAATACCATTAATCACGCTAATATAACAACATTTTATATATTTCAACTAACACCTTATAAACTATTAGGTAAACCAAACTTTAAAGAAAGAATAAAAAACTTAAAAAACAAGAATAATGAAATACAAAACAAAAGTTAAAATTATTAAATTATGGGATAAAACAAGAAAAATAAGAGATTTTATTATAATAAATATTTTATTTATTATAAGTATAGTAACTTGTCACTTTATTTATGTTTTTATAGAAAAATGTTATGAAACTTGTAAAAACATTCTTGTTCCCTAATTACCCAACAAAGATAAAACTTAGTGAAAAACAAAGAACTAAATATTATATTTTTGGTAAAACAAAACTACTAAAAAAGTTCTTAAAAAAGAATATAGAAGAGGTAAAACAAAACGGAGAATTTATATATTATAATCAGTTTAATAGAAAATTAAATAAAGATGAAATATTAAATCTTCATTATCAATGGATTCCTTATAAAGGAGAATACAGATTAGTAGATAATAATGCTAATTTAATGATTTCTAACTCTACTAAAGCAGGGTTACCTAAGTTTAAAGTAATAAACGGACAAGAATTACACCAATTAACAATACTACCACAAATTAAAAACAAAATAGTAGATTTTTTAAAAGATTACTTTATTACAAATATTAAAAATCAAGAAATAAACAAAGATAAAATAAAATATCCTATATTTATACATTATATATTCTTCTTAAAAGAGTTAAATAGTGATATTAATAATCATTCTTTATTTTATGAAAAAGTATTTAGTGATATAATACAAAACAAAATGTTTATATCAAGAGGTAATAGTGTAATTAACAAAGTAGGTTTTATTGAAAATGATTCAATAGAATTTAATGCAGGTTTTTCAATATTATTTGAAAAATTACCAAAAGAACATTTATTAGATACTTGTTTAATGATAAAAATATTTAACAAGGAAGAAACAATTTACTTAACAGAATTAGATAATAAACTTTTAAACATGGAGTTAGGGCTTCATTAAAAACATGGCAACAATTTTTGATATTGAAAGAGATATTTTAGATGTTATATCTCAACTTGAAGAAAACGAAGGAGAAATAACAGATGAGATTGAGGAAATACTTAACATTAATAGAGATGAATTAAAAGATAAGTTAAAACAATATAGTTGGGTTAATAAAAAAATTAATTCAGAAATTGAATTAGCAAAATTTGAAATTAAAAGATTACAAGGGTTAGTTAAAAGAAAAGAAAAAGCAATTGAAAAATTAGATGAGTATTCTGAAAAAGCAATAGAGCTGTATGGTTTAGAAAACGGTAAATCTAAAGCTAAAAAGAAACCAAAAGAAGTTGATTTAGGTTTAGAGAAAGCTGTTTTATCATATACAGAAGCAGTAGAAATTACAGTAGAACCAAAATCAGTAGCTGACATACCAGAAGACTTGCAATCATTTACCATTGTAGAAATTACAAAAAGTTACTTATATGAAGATGCTGTTAAACAACTTTCTAAAGAAAATCAAAATAACTTACCTAAAGTAACTTTTAATATTAGTAAAAAAGAATTAAAAGAAGAATTATCAAAAGAAGATAATAAAATTGAAAATGCTATTATAAAACAAAATTCAAATTTAAAATTCAAATAAACAATATTATGGTCTTTAATTATGAAACATTAAATGAATCTTTAGTTGGGTTAATTAAAGATTGTAATATAGTAAACTGCCAATATGCAGATATTAATACTACTAATAATTTTTTTCTTTTAAGAAAAAAAGGATTAATAAATCCTGTAAAAAGTTATTTAATTACTGTTGAGTTATCTAAAATTACAATGTCAATAGATAATTTATACAGTAAAATAAAAACATTACTTGAAGTAAGTAATGTAACTTATAGAATTTATGACAGTAGTATTAATAAAACAAAAAACAATATAAGTTTTATATTAGTTCCTTATTTCATTGATGAAATAAACATTAATGATAGAAGAGTTTTAAGTTCTATAATGGGTGAGTATCATGTTTTAAACACTCGTGTAGAATATGATTTAACAGAAAGAAATGCAATTATTGTTGATTTTACATATCGAAAAGATTTTGAAGATTTAAAGAATTATTTGAATAAAAAACATTTAGACTATAAAGCTTTAAAATGGATAACTAAAAGTAAACTTTTATTAACAATTAAAACAACATAAAATATGGCACTAATAGGAATATCAGGAAAGAAAAATTCTGGAAAAGATTTAGTTTATAATATAATTAATTATTTATATATAAAATATAAATATCCAAACATATATAAAGCTTATTTTTTAGATTTTGATATGTATTTAGAACACAGAAAAAAAGATAAAGTAAGTTGGTTAGGGTTTGAAAACATAAAATTTGCAAATAAATTAAAAGATATAGTTTGTCTTTTAATTGGTTGTACAAGAGAGCAATTAGAAGATAGAGATTTTAAAGAAAAAGAATTAGGAGAAGAATGGAGAAGATGGTATTGGTCATACTATAAAGTTTCAAGTGATTTTAATACTAAAGGTAAAATATCAGGTTATTTTAATTCAAAAGAAAAAGCTGAGGAAGGTAAATCTGACTTTAAAGAAATTCTTTATAAATCAGATAATTGGGAATTAAAAAGTGAAATACTAACTCCAAGAATATTACTTCAAGAAATAGGTACAGATTTATTTAGAAATCAATTACATTCTGATATTTGGGTTAATAGTGTTTTTAGTAATTATAAAGAAATTAATAAAAGCAAAAATAAACAAAGTGGAGGATTAATTCCTATAAAAGAATATTACAAAGATTTACCTAATTGGATTATTACTGATTTAAGATTTAAAAATGAATTAAAAGCTATTAAAGATAGACAAGGTATTACTATTAGAATTAATAGATATACAGATAATGTTTTAATTAATAATGATGTTCATGCTGTAATTGATTGGCAACATCCTTCTGAAACAGAATTAGATAATGAAACTTTTGATATTGTATTAAATAATGATGGAACAATAGAAGAGTTAGTTGAACAAGTAGATAAAAAACTATTTAAAAATGATGTATTCAGAAATTTATTATTATAGAATAGCTGTTCATTTTAGAGATAAAAAGAAACCTACTTATTATAAGTATCATACAAGTTTTTTACCTCATACATATAGTAATGATGTATTTAAAGAAAAAATAAAAAAGAAAATAACAAAGTATTTTAAAAATAAAACAGAAAAGAAACATTTAGTTAAGTTTAAAGAAATAACAAAAGAAAGATATGAAGAATTACCTTATTGGTCACTTCAAAGACAAATTTTACTTTAACTATCGAGCCTTCTATTATTTTAGAAGGCTCATTTTTATTTAAAACAACTATGATATTAACAGCAAATCAAGAAGATAACATAACTGTTGAAACTTCTGGTATAAATTCCATAGTAGGTGGAATTGATGAAAGTAACATTTCTATCATTATGGAAATGGTAAGTAGTAGTTTTTATTCTAATAAAATAGGTTCTATTATTAGAGAAATAACTTCTAATTGTTTTGATTCTCATAAGAGAGCAAATGTAGATAATCCAGTAGTAATAAAAGTAGATTTTGATTATGAAAATGATATTTATTATATTGAGTTTAAAGATGTAGGTACAGGATTATCACCTGATGCAATAAAGTATATTTATATGAGATGGTTTACTTCTGATAAAAGAAGTAGTAATGAAGAAATAGGTGGATTTGGAATTGGAAGTAAAAGTCCTTTTGCTTATACAGATATGTTTTATATTAATACAGTATCAGAAGGGATTAGATATGATTATATTCACTACAAAGATGAAAGAAATGCTAAAGGAGTTAGAGAATTTAAGTTAGATTTACTATTAGAAGAACCAACAAATCAAAGAAATGGAACATCAATAAGAATTGATATTCAAAAAGAAGATTTACCTAAATTTTTAAGTGAGATAAATGAACAACTATCTTATTTTGATAATGTTTTTGTTCAGAAAGGTGAATCAGTTTATAGTCATTATGAATACAATAACAAATACAACATTGATAATTTTAATCGAGAAAAAATATTTGAATATAAAACTTTTAAATATAGAGATAGAATACATGGTCATAATCATCAAGATTCAGAGTTATTTATTTTAATTGATACTGTAAAATACCCTATTAATTTTAAAGAATTAGATATTAAAGTATTAACAATTCCTTTTGGTTTAAAATTTAAAATAGGTGAATTATCGGTAACTCCAAATAGAGAAAACATTGAATACACACAAAAAAACAAAGATTTAATTATTTCAAGATACAATGAAATGATTGAGGAAATAGCTTTTTTAATTCAAAAGCAAAATAAGTTTGAATTTGATACTTTAAAAGAGTATAGAAAATCAATTTCTTCTGTTTATTTAACATTAGGTAATGAACAAAGTAATTGCAAGTTACTTTTAGATAAAAATGTTGTATTTAATCATTTTGGTATAGAAGTTAAAAAAGTATTTAAACCTTTAGAAAACTTTAAGTACAATATTACAAACACAGTATTAGATATTTTTTATAAACCAGTAGGAGTGATAAAATATGATGGTTCTGTTGAAGAACATAACTATATGTGTATATCTAATGTAGAAGAAGGAAGAGAAGTATATATTATTAATTCAATGTCTGAGTTAAGTAAAGCTATAAATTACTCATTATCTTCTGGTACTCAAATATATATAAGAAAAAAATTAAATAAAGATGATGTTTTTAATTTTTATAGAAATTTTGGTTATGTATACAATAAAAAATATCCTTATGGGGAAAGAAGACTAAATGATACAAGTAAAGTAATATCAACAGATAAGTTTTTATGGTGTAATTACTATGATTATAATTTTGATGATGTAAAAGTTAAAAAAATAGAATATGTAAATGGTAAAAAAATAAAGCATGAATTTACAGTAAGACGTAATCTTAGAATAGGTATATCAATAGATAAAGCTGTTAATAGTTTTACCTTGTTTAAATATTTTGATTCTTTATTAAATAAAATAAACTATTCAGATATTGTTTTAACTCAAGAAATGATTGATGATTATAAGGAATTTCTTAAAGATAAAAATAAAACATTAAAAAGAAGGAAAAACGGTAAGATTCTTGTTTATATTCAAGGTGTTAGAAAAGAAATAAATATTTTAGAATTAGAAAAAGCAAAATTTGTTTTTTATAAAATTAGAAATGAAAAATGTTATTTTAAAAATAACATGAATGAATTAATTGATGTAAACTATTCTGATATTAATCAAGTTATATATGAAGAACATTCTTCTGTAAAAAAAAGTATTAGAAGTTACTTTAATAATTCAATTATACTTGAGATAAGTAAGTCTAATTTTAATCAAATAAGACACTTAAAAAACTTAGTTACTTTTGGTGAATTTTTTAATAATCATTTTGTAAAATCATTAATGATTAAAAAAGCTTTTTATAAAAGAGTATATCAAATAGATACAGTATATAGTAATGAAAATCCTATATATAAATTATGTAGATTATCTAATTACTATAAAAAAATACATCATGAAATATATATTAATAGAATAGATATTTTTAGTAATTTAGAACCTAAGCTATATTCTTTTACAAAAGAAGATATTCAAAAAAATAGTTATTTTAACCATGTATTAAATTTAATAGAGCAAGTTAAACAATGGAATAAAGATTTAGGTATTTTACGTTATGTTAGTTATAATGCTCCTTTAAGTATATTAAGAGAAATATTATCTTACAATTGTAAAAAAATTAACAAAATAGAATATTTAAAATACTTAGACTCTTATTATGTTTATCCTAATCATATATTATTAAATATAATAGAAACAGGAAATCACTATAAAAATCTAAAAGAAGAAAAAGAATTAGAATTACAAAATAAAAACAAAAATTTAGTATATTTATAAAACTTAAAATCCTAATACAATGCAAGTAGAAAAAAAAGGACAGTACGGAAAAACGTATGTTGTAGTTATTGATGGAGTTAAATACTCTAAAAACTTTGAAAAAGAAGAAATGGTTAAAATTAAAGAAGAAATTGAAAAATTTGAAAAAACTCTTTCTTCTAAAGCATCTACTTCTAATAAAGAAAAAGCATTTATTAAACTTACTTCTTTATTTACACCTAAGAAAGATGCTGTTAAAGTTGAAAAAAAACAAGAAAAAAAGAAGCAAGAAATTGAAAAAGAAAACAAAGAAAAAGAAGTTAATATAATTAAGAATGAGCCTTCTAAAAAGAAAGAGAAGACAAATCTTATCAAAAAAGTAGTTAATAAAAAAGAAACTAAAGAAGAAGTTAAAGAAGAAATTGATGTTCTTAAAGAAATAAATAAAGAACAAGAAGAAGAAATTAAATCTTTAAGAGAACAGTTGTTAAATAATAAAACAGCAAATAAAGTAGTTGAAAATAACAGTACAAAACCTGTTATTGAAAGTAAAAGAAGGGGTAACGAATACTAATCTAAATGGAAGAAAGTTTAATACAAGAAGTAAGGGAGATATTACAAGTATCTCCTTTACTTTTATTTGATAAAGTTAAAAAAGATAAAAAAATCTTAAATATTGCTAATTCCTTTCTTCCATATAGTGTAGGTACTGAAATAGAAGCTTCATATATAATTGATAAAAATCCTACTTTAATAGGTAAATACTTGTTAGATAAAAGAATTGAATCATATTATAATGAAGTTTCTTTTAGAATACCTAACGGATATAAAGGATTATTAGCCTTAGAATTATTTTCAACAGAACTAAAAGATTATTTAACTCAAAGTAATTCTGGAAATCACTATCATATTGATTTAAGTGATAATTATGGTGAATTAAGTTCTAAAATAAAATTAGAATCTGATTATATACTTACAGAATTAGATACTTGGAATTACAAAGGAGAATACAATAAAAGAATAATTGGTGATGGAAAATCTAAATGGGTAGGTTTACGTCATTGTTTTAAAACAGTAGAAATAAGAATAGGTGAATTAGCTATTGATTATGTTACTTTGTTTAAAAGAATAAATCATTGTTCTGATATAATAACTAATGTAAGAGAAAAATATAATTTACAAAGAGAGTTATCTTTTGATAATAATTTTAGTAAAGAAGATATATTAGAAACATTAGATAAAATAGATATTAATTATGAAGATTATCACAATAAATATATTAAGGATTCACTCTTGTTTAAAAAAGAAGAAAAGAAAAAAGATTTGTTTGTAAATCAAAATTCAAAATCAGGTGTTGATTTTGTAAAAAATAAAAAAATAATTTGTTATTAAAATGGAAAACAAAGAAGTATTACCTAATAAAACACCAAGGTATTTTATTAGTAAGTTAATTAATAGTCAATTACAAGCTAAAATATTTCACTGGCAAGTAACACCAAACGCTTTAGCTATGCACTTAGCTTTAGATAGTTATTATAATAAAATACAATCCTTAGTTGATACATTAGTAGAATCTTTACAAAGTGAAATTACAATAACTGAATATACTTCATTACCTTTTAAAGACTATACTAAAAAAGAACAGTTATGTGAGTATTTTAAAGATTTATTAAAATATATAGAAACAAATAGAAAAATTATTTTTTCTGATTCTTCTATTTTAAATATTATTGATGAAATTAAAACATTAATTAGAACAACTATTTATAAATTAGAAAATCTATAATGGTAAAAGTAATAAATAAAACACAACTATATAATGAATTTGAAGAATTATTAGAACATAATTCTAAAGAAGATTTATTAAAATATTTATTTGATTATTTTAATAAACAAGATTTAGTTGATTTAATAGAACATATTAAAGAAGAAAAAGAAAATGAATAATTGGCAGACAATAGATAAATTAAAAGAAACTGATATTGATATTCTTTTATTTTCAGAAGAATGGGTTAATGAGGATTTTAATCCTAATGGTATTAGAATAGGTTACAGACAATGCAATAATGATTTTTGTAGTGCAAGAATTGATGAAGACGGAGAATACTGGAACATGAGTGCAGAAGAAGAAGGTATTTTTCCTACTCATTTTCACGAATTAAAATTTAATGTACCAAAAGATAAAATGCAATTAAATATATTTAAAAATGAATAATATAAAAGCAACAATAGTAGCAGATTCTATTAATAATAAAGGAGATAGAATAACAAGTATGTTAGTAACTTTTCCAAGATTTATTTTAGCTGAATTAAATACTCATAGGTTATTTAGTAGAAACTCAGCAAGTAGTAGAGCTATTCCATTTGAAAAAATGGTACAATCAATAAAAGAAAATCCTTTTATTCCTATTGCATGGCAAAAAGAACATAAAGGTATGCAAGGTACTGAATATATAACAGAAACTAAAGGAATAGAATACTGTAAGAATTTATGGTTAAAAGCAAGAGATAGAGCAATAAATAGTGCTAAAGATTTAAACGATAAAAATGCTTATCCTAAAGGAGATTTTGACCCTTCTTTTAACGTAGGAGTAACTAAACAACTTTGTAATAGATTATTAGAACCTTTTATGTATCATACTGTATTAATTACAGCAACAGAATGGAGTAATTTTTTTGAGCTTAGATGTCCTCAATATAGTATTACTTCTCAAGTATATAAAAGTTGGAAAGAACTGTCTAACAGTATTGCTGATTTAGAAGTAACTAAATCAATGGTAGATTCTGCTAATACTATTACAAAAATTAAACTTAATAAAGGTCAGTCAGAAATTCACATGATGGATTTAGCTGAAAAAATGTATGATGCTATTAATGAAAGTACACCTAAGTTATTAAAAGAAGGTGAATACCATATTCCGTTTGGAGATAATATTGATACAATACAGTTACAAAATTTGTATAAAAAATATAAAGCAAGTGGATATAATCCAGATAACCCAACCCCTGATGAGTATTATTATGAAGGATTAGATGATTTAAAAATTAAAATAGCTATTGCAAGATGTGCAAGAACATCTTATACTATATTTGGAGAAGAAAAATCTGACAATTATGAAGCTGATTTAAAATTATTTGATAGATTAAAAGAATCAGGACACGCATCTCCTATGGAACACATAGCTCAAGTTATGACAATTGAAGAATATGAAAATAATTACATTATAGAAAATGGTATAAAAACAAAAGGAATTAGTAGAAATTTTAAAGGGTTTAAACAATATCGACAAATTATAAATTTATGAAAGAGTTTAAATGTAATATTACAAATATAGTTTTATTAGTATCTCAAGAAGGTAAAGTATTTAAAGAAGGGAAAGAAATAAGAATTAATAGTAGTGGTCATTACCCTACTATTGAATTAAAAAATAGTAATGTAAGACGTAACTATATGTTACATAGAATTTTAGCTGAATTATACATTGAAAATACTTTAAACAAACCTTTTGTAAACCACATAGACGGTAATAAATTTAATTATAGTTTAAATAACTTAGAGTGGTGTACACATTCAGAAAATATGATTCATGCTGTAAAAACAGGGTTACAAACTAACTGTCTTAAAAAAGGAGAAGAACATAACACTTCTAAACATAGTTTCGCTAAAGTTAATCAAATAAGAGAAGATTATAAAACTAAACAGTATTCAATGAGACAATTAGCTAAAAAATACAATACTTCTTCTGGTTATATAAGTGACGTAGTAAATAATAAAATAAGAAATTTAAACTAAAGTAATATGGCAAATTTTGTAGTAGGTTACTTATCTTTTTTTGATAATAACTTAAAATTAATTAAAGTTGAGGAAGAATCTGAATATGAAGCAATTAAGAAAGCTATGATTTCAGTTTGTGAAGAAGAATATAAACCAGAAGAAATTAAATGGCAAAATTCAGATGATTACCCTAAAAATAAAGAAAGTCTTATTGATTTACTTTATAATATTGATGTAGCTATAAACATAATTGAAATTTAAAATGCTAAAAAAAGTAAATAAATTCTTATATCTATTTAAAAGAGATAAGAATTTACAAGAATTAACAGATAAACTTTTAATTAAAAAATTAGAAGAACAATTAAATCATAAAGAAGAAGTTATTTTAAAACTTCAAAATAAAATTAAGTTTTACACAGAAATAACTAAAGCAGATAAAAGTTTTCAAGAATCGGTTAATTACTTTAAGAAAAATAATAATGAAAAAAAACTATTATTATATAGTTCTCTTGAAAGTATAACAAGTAAAATAAAACAAACTAAAGAAGGTATTTTATTAAATGAATATAAAAGAGAAAAAGGTATAATTCTTTCTAAAATTAAAACGTGTAATATATTAGATACATTAATGAAAGAAAAATTTGTTTTATCGTGTGTATCATCAAAAATTACAGAGTTAAATAATAAAGAATTACTTAGTGAAATAGAAAAAGCACGTTCTTTTTATAATAATTTAGAAAATTACTTTATAACTAAAAATTAATTATGTTTTTAAGTAGAAGATATTATAAAACAATAAGTAAAACTAAAGATGAAGAAATAGAAATAATATCATCTGAACTTAATGATATTTATGAAAATTATCACGAAGTTTTATTTATTAACTTACTAACAAAAGAATTTATGTTAGTAAGTAATTTTGATTTACCTTATCTTGAAAAAGATACTGATAAAATAGAAAGATTTAATGAGTATACAGGTAAGTATACTAATAAAACAATTACATTTAAACCTAATAAAAATCAAGATTATATTACTGATATACAATTAAAAATTTTAAGTAAAATTCATTTTAGTTGGTACAACAATATGATTGATTATATAAGTTCTAATAAGTTTATTAATGTACTAAAAGAATTAGGTGCTGAAAGAAAAAAATATCCTGTATTTCCAGAAGTAGATAAACAATTTGTAGCTTATCAAAAATCTATATCAAGTATTAAAGTAATCTTTATTGGTTTAGACCCTTATACTACTGGTGAAGCAACTGGTATTGCTTTTGCTACTGATAGAAAAGTTAAACCTGTTTCATTGCAAAAAATAGAAGAAGGAATTAAAGATGATTTATTTAATTATGATGAAACAAGAAACTTACAAAATAATTTATTACCTTTGATAGAACAAGGAGTGTTATTTATGAATTGTGCTTTGACAGTTCCAAAAGGAAAAGTCGGAGGTCATATTGAATTATGGAAAGATTTTACTACTTCAATTTTAAAATCTTTAGATGCTCAAAAATCACCTTTATTATTTGTTTTCTTAGGTAAAAAAGCTCAGGAATTTTCAAAACATATTACAAACCCAAAACATAATTGCTTTCTTTTAGAGCATCCTGCTAAAGCTTCTTACGAGGATAGAAAATGGAATCATCTTAATATTTTTTCACTAATTAATACACAATTAAAATATAATAAAAGAAAGGAAATAGAATGGATTTAAAAACTAAAATTTTAATTAGTGTTTCAATATCTTTTTTAACTATTGCTATTATATTTATTTTTAGTATAATAAACAATAAAAAAGAAAAACAAAAACTACAAGATGAAATAGTAAAATTAAATAATCTTTTAAAGGTAAAAAATACTAAAGATAGTACTATTACTAAAGTAGAAAATGAAAAAGAAAGTAAAATATATCTTATTAAATATCTTACAAAACAAATTACTAAAGATAGTATTATTTTTATCAATAGTAATGATGAGTTCAAAGAACATATTTTCTCAGAAAATACAAATAATTAAGATAATAGAACCTGATAGTTCATTTTTTAAGTTTAAGTTAAATGATAGTTTATATTACGGTATTAATAGAGTAAGATTTTTTAATGCTACTTATAAACTGTCTAAGTATAATTATTTAATCACAGTAAACAAAGAACAAAATGAAGTAATTAAAAAAGATTCTTTTTTATTATCTAATAAAGATGAAATAATTAAGTTTCAAAACTATACTATTGATTCAATAAGTAAAGAAAATTTTAAATTAGTAATTACAGAAAAAACAAAAAAGAAAACAAATACAAAAATTATTGTATTAGAAACATTAATAATTGTTTTACTTACATTGTTAAAATAAATTAAAATGAAGTTAAATTATGGTGATTATACATTAAACAAAATAGCCAAATCGCTTAGGTTTAATGTTTCTAAAAAGAAAATTAGAAAATCAAGACAAGGAGAAATGTATGAAGGAAGTATACCTATTGCTTCTGCTTTAAACTTAGATGATGCAATTCAAAGAATTGTTTATGATATACTTGAAGATAATAAAGATATAACTGAATTTAAAGATTTTTTATTAAATCTTGAATTAGAAAGTAAAAAAATAAGTAATTATCTTGATAATTTAGTAAATAATATTTACAATCATAAAAAATTAACATCTTATCTTTTTAAATCAGAAGATGAAGCAATTATATGGAAAGCATCATTAGGTAAAAATATAATAAAAGCCTGTACAATATCTTATGAAGGTAATGTAAATGACATTCCAGAGAATTACCAAGAAGTAAATAAAATTTTCTTACAAAAAGAAGATGTTACAAAAGTAAATTATGTATTAATTTTAAAATTAAAATAAAATGTCAAAACTATCAGGAATTGAAAAAGTAAAAGAGTTTATGGAAATGTCTAAGCAGACAATTAATGATAAACCTTGTTTAGTAAGTAGAGAATTAGCTGAACTTAGATTTAAGCTAATAAAAGAAGAAAACAGTGAGCTTTTACAAGCTATTGAAGAAGAAGATTTAACAGAGGTATTAGATGCTTTAGTAGATTTACAATATGTTTTGTATGGTGCTGTTCTTACATTTGGTATGCAACATATTTGGAAACAAGCTTTTGAAGAAGTTCATGTTAATAACATGACAAAAGGTTGTAAATCAGAAGAAGAAGCTGATGCAACAATTGAATTTTATTCTAAACAAGGAATATCTGTTTTTGCTGAAAAAGTAGGTGATTTATATGTTGTTTATCGTACAAGCGATAAGAAAGTAATGAAATCAATAGATTATATAAAAGTTTCTCTTTCAAAATTTATTCCAGATGTCACTTCTAATAAGAATACAAGATAAAATAAATAAAACAAGACCTGAATATAATAAAGAATATTATGAAGAAAAAATGATAGAATTAGGAATTGTTATTATAGATTTTGTAAGATTAAACTCTGATAATAAAGAGTTAGTAGAAGAAACTTATAAAAAAGTATTTATAATAATGATTGAATTATGTAATAAGCAGTTATATTTTCAAAATAAAAATCCTAAATTAAGTTTAGAAGTTTTAATTTATGAAAAAGATTCTGAAATATTATTACATCCTAAAATTATACTTTATAATTTCTTAGGTCAAGTTATAAAATGTCACGCATCAAAGTATGATGTGTTTACTTTAATAAAAATAGGAGAAAAACTAAAGATTAATATTAAAGATTTAATGATTGAAATAGTTAATTCTTAGTTAAATGAGCCTTCTAAAATAATAAGTGAGAATATCTACTTATTTTTTAGAAGGCTCATTTGTATAAAAATAAACCCTATGTAACTAATACATAGGGTTTATTTTTTTTACTCGTTGAAAGAAACAGAAAGCCATTTACCTAAAGGACAATTTTCATTTATAGCTAATGTTTTACACCATAAGTTACAACCACATCCTTTTACTACTTGACCTTTTGTTCTGTTTTGATTACCGTATTTAAAATCTTGTTCTACAATACCTATTTTTAATTGAGAACATATAGATTTATCTCTAATATCACAATTATCACATATTTTCATTCTTGAATATGCTAATTGTTCTGTTTCTTTTGGTAAATTAATAAATTGAGAAAGAAACAGATTACCACACCCTTCTGCTATGTTTTTTAATTGTAAATCTCTTACAAATTCTAAAAACTTAAATAGTATCATAATTAATAGAACAGTTATTACAACATTTTTTACAATTACATTTTTCTTTTTTAACTAATAATACATTACTAATATTAGATGTTTCATTATTTAAGTGAGCTATGGTATAGTAAGCATCACTAAAAGGAACTTCATTTATAGTAAATAAACCTCTACTATCTACTATAATTCCACTAACTATAATTTCACTATTAGAATTATATAAAGTAATAGAACTTTGAGGTGTTCCTTTACCTGTTATTGTATGATTAAAATAATTAATCAATTGAGGAGGTACTAACATACTTATATATTGAGTTATAGTAATATTTTTAGTTAATGTTACATTATACTTTTCTTCTATGTTTGTAACTACAACTGTTAGTATAGCTAATGAACTATTTGTCAATCTTATAGTTATAACATCTGTATTTAATCCTTGTTCTATAAAACCTCCTTGAATATCTGTATGAAAAACAAAAGGAGTTGAGCCTTGTAAATTTACAACATGATAAGTTTTTAACATATTTTTTAAAGATACATTATCACCTATTATATTACCACCAGATACTCTTATTGGAGAACTTGTTATTGTTATACTTTCACTAAAATCAGATTTTAATTTATTAGGACAAGATTGTTTAGCCGTAATAACATCACCTACTTTTAAATTATAATCTAAAGGTACTGTTAATACATTACTACTTGCATTTCCTGTTTTATAAAAGATTGAATTTATATAAAAATCAACAACAGCTCCTATACAACAATTAACAGATAGGTATATACTATTTATATCGGTACTATTTAATACAGGAGGTAATGATTTTTCTATAAGTAAAATATTAGATGATACAGTATAATCTATTTGTGAACTACAACCATAAACATCAGATATTTCAGTATCAGAAGATACTATTACAAGTATTGTAATATTACTATTTATAGAAGGTACTTTATTTGATGGTATTAAACAATTTAATTTATTTTCTACTAATGATTGTGTACCTTGATAAAGTATGTCTAATCCTTTAGTTATTAGTATATTATAAGGTGGGTTATTTGTAATAGAACTTGAAAAATGAGGTTGAAAACTCAAATTTAAACCTTCACTTACTATTGATTCTACTATGTTTATAATATTAAAAGATTTACAATCTTGTTGTTCACTTCCTAACAGTGTTGTTACATTAATATCATTAGAAATTATATCAAAAACAAAAGATGAAGATAATAAACTACAACTTGTAGTTAAACTACTTATAAGTACTTTATATCCTGTACCTTCTATAATATTACTAAAATCAAGAACACCTTTTTTTTGATTTGTAACTTCTGTATTTACAGTAGTTAAATTACCTGTTTGTAATATTGTATTATCTGAATTAAATAAAGTATATTTTACATTTATATTATCGGGATTTAAAAAAAATACATTAAATAAGTAATTAGTTACTGTATCTCTTAATATAGTTATAAAAGATAAATTACAATCTGATGTACTTGAAATTATTATTTCATCACTAAATTCAGAAGTTGATAATTCAACTTGAGTACTTCTAACTTTATATACACCTTCAACTAAACTTACAAAAGTATATTCATTATTTGAAGTAGATACACTTTGTAAAAAAACAAAAGAAGTAGAAGGTAATACTTTACCCCATAACTCAACTACTTTATTTTCATCTTGTGAACCAAGAATAACTTTTAAGTCATTTGTATTTACTAAAAGTAATGTAGGTGTTACAGTTTGTGATTGAGAAACAAAATTAAAACGTATTAAATTACTTTCTACTGATATATTACTATTTATATCTGCAAATTTAGCTACATAACCGTAATTACCTACATTAGGTGTTACTTCAAGTGTTTCTGTGTTACCTCTTGAAGATAGTAAATTAGTATCTAAATTTTTTTCATACCATAGTATATGTCCTCCAGAAGGTTTACTACCTGTATATGTTAATATAGTACTATTACCTAATACAATATCATAAGTACCTCCTCCGTTTTGATGAAGAGTACATACAACTGTAGGAGGTGTTATAGTTACACTTCTTGAAGTACCTACTATAAATGAAGTTGATATACTATTAATATAATCTGTTTTACTTAAATAAAAACTAAAAGTACCAGAAATTAAAAATGTAATTTGAAAACCACCAGTAATACTTACTATTGTATAATCAATACCTACTTCTGCTGTACTACCGTTTAAAAATACATTTAATGTAGAGCCTGATTCTATATCTGTTATATTTAATTTTTCACCTATATATAAATCATCAGGTGTTAATACATTATCATTAATAAAAGTAGGTGTATTTAATGTAGGTGCTTGAGATACAGTAACAATAGAAGAAAATAAAGAAGTTCCTTCACTTCCTCTTACATAATCAAATTTTAAAGAACCTACTAAACTTGTTAAATTAGAAAAAGTTTTACTTGTTCCACTTACTATTTCACTACTATAAAAAATATTATTCAAATATGTCCTTAATGTATCACCCGTTTCTAATCCTGATACAGTAAGTGATTGAGTACTTAACCTTGAAGTACTACTTACAATAGGAGCTGTTAATGTTCCATCTAATGCCATTTTATTTTATTTTAGAAATTAAACATTTGACAATAATAATGTTTTGCTTGATTAGGTAAATTACTTAATGATGTTGTAGCATAATTATAGTCTGTTGTTTCCCAATCGTTTGTTGTTACATGAAAATATTTCATAACATTATTTATTGTAGTTCTTGCTATAAAAGCTAAAGGTTCAACTCCTTCTGGTCTAAAAGCAGTTACAACAACTTTATTACTTGATTTACTTATTCTTATAGGTAAAAAAGTAGAAGGATTTTCATCCCAATCAATTGCATAAGTTTTTATCCATGTACTACCTCCATCTAAAGAATACTCACTGTTCCAATACTCAGGTATTAAATCATTGTAAGCTTGTATTGCTCCTAAATTGTCTAACATTTCAATAGCACCAACTACTCCACTATAAGTATCTATTCCACCATTATTTAAAATACCTCTATCCCAAATTTCCAAATCTAAACCATTTGCAAACCCTAACAAAGTAAATAAAAAAGCATATTTACGTCCTATTTGTTTACCACTTCTTTCAACAATTAAATCAGGAAGTAATCTACCATCATAATTTCTTGAGTATTCATTTCTACCAACAAGACTACCTTTATCAATAATCATTTTAGGTATAAAAACACTTCTTCTATTATTTAATTTATAACGACAATACCAAGCTTGTATTTCCATGTTATAACCTAAACCACAAAAAGGATTAAATACAGTTTTAGAACTTCCAAATTTATTAATTATAACATAATTACCATCATAATCTAATTGATAATGACTACCTTGTTCAGCAACCATATCTCCGTATAAACTAAATTCATTACAAGGTAATATACGTGGATAATCAATTATACTTACGTTATTTAAACCTCTTGAAGGTAAATCAGTTAGTGTACTTGGATTCCAACTTGCATTTAAGTTATTTATTGAAGGATAATTACCATTAATATCGGGATAGTTATATCTTCTTTTATTACCTGTATCTAATTCAATAGTATAACCTAAAGTTAAAAAAACACCTGAGTATAAACTAACAAAATAACCTAATGTTTTATTTGATGCTCCATAAGCAAATACATTATGTTTAATGTTACCATTTTCATCTCCGTTTTCAACATCAGCCATAACTGTTTCTCTTAGTGTTTTATTAGATATATTATCACCTCCACCAAGCATATTACTTTGACCCACTTCATTACCTACATCATATATTTGTTCAAGAGTACCTGTAACCCACGGTTCAGTACCATAAACAGCATTGTATTGATTATGACATCTATTATAGTAAGGTATTGCAGAAATAAAATTATAATAATCTGAATTCTTGTAATCAATTCCGTCTCTTGCAGGGTCTGCATCTACTATACCTCCATACACTAAACCTGCAAAACCTAATTCCCAAGCTTTTCTATTTGCTTGAATAAAAGATATGTGAGATAAATCCCAATAAACAGCCCAATTAGGTCTTACATAATTACTACTATCTAAATAAGTTCTTTGAGGTATTGTTCCAAAATGATTTAAGTTTAATACATTACCTGTTGTTAAGTATTGTAATAACTTTGTTTTGTTTGTTTTTGAACTTACATAAAAATCGTTTGTACTTAAATTAAAATCTCTCCATTTACTTATTACAACACTATTAGTACTATTATTTGATTTAGAAGCTGATACAAAACCTCTTTGATAATTACTAAAATTAATACCTGATAAAGTAAATAATACAATCCATGTTATACTTGTTGTATTCTCACCTTCTTTACTATAACTAACAACTAAAGTATTGTTTATTTTTTTTAAAGATAACCAAATAGGAAAAGTAATATTACTTAATGTGTAGTAGTTTGTTAGTTGAGTATTTTCAGATTCTCTAATATCTAATTTTAAAGATAAGTATTCTTTATCAATATATAAAAAATAACAAGGTTTTCCTCCTTGATTTATTTCACTTAACAATGAATCTCTTACTATAATACCTGATTTACCATTAGATAATGATTTTATATATATTTTTGTTTCAAAATTAGAAGTATCTTCTATATTCCAGTAAACAAAACGAGCATTATCACCCTGTAAACCTTTTATATCTCCTATCCCTGTTAATTGAAATTTATTGTCTGTTCCAATAAATTTAATACTTGCATCTTGTGACATTTTATTTATTATTTTAGATTAAAATTTCCTGTTTTTTATAGAAGAACAGGGATAGTAACAATAAAAATTTTAATTAAATAAATTTCTTATAAAATTATATTTTTATTCTATTGAATTTATACTATGTTCTTCACCTAAAGTTAAATCTAATATTTTATCTAAAAATACTCCAGTAATAGTTAAATTATTCTTTAATTTATTTTTACCAATTACACTACTTATTGTTTCATCTATATCTCCAAATGGGTGTATTGTATCATCTTTAATAAAGACACTGTTTAAAAATATATAACAAGTTGCATTTCCAATTTGGTCTAAACCAATTGCATATTTTAATAATATATCTTCTAAAAATACTAAGATATTACTTCTACTTTTCCAAGTATAAAATAAAGCATATAACAATGCTAATGGAATTATAATAAAAGATAATATTGTAGCTACAATAGCTAAAATTAAATTATTGAATAGTTTCATTATACTTAATTTTAACAAAATTTATTTTTAATTTAAGTTGTAAACTATTTGTTCATCCGAAATAATATTATCTACTTCTGTCATTATTATTTCATTTAAAGCATTTTCATCTATTTCACATTTAAAATATTGCAAAGAATCTTGAAACTGAAACAAAGACAATCCAACATTTAACACCTGAGTATTTTGCAATATCCTTTCATGTGTTATAAGCATAGGAAAAAAATCAACTGGAATAGCTCTTGTTTCTTGAATAAATATTTTTTCATCAAATTCATTATTTAAAAATATTTTCCTTCTAACAAGTTTCCATGTTATTTTAATACAATCAATTAATTCAAAAACACCGTCTTGATTTGGTATTTCTGATTTTATTTTTTCTGGAGATAATTTTTCAATTATCATAAAATTAGGCTTCATTAAACCCAATTGAGCGTCTTCCTTTTCGATTAAAGGTATTGCTATAAATCCTGCTTTAAATAATCTTTTATCCATTTTAGTATTTTAAAATTCTATAAACTATTGTTGAATTGTTTCCTGTTTCTACTGTACCTGATGTATTTCTTGCATTTATTACAAGATTATTAGAAGTTGCAGTATAATCAAAATTTGCAATTGTACCAGAATGTGTTTTGATACTTAATTGTACTATTGCATTAGGGGTTAATCCAGATATTGTAATATTTCCTGATGTACCAGAAGTTAATGTAACAGTATTATATTCTTCTGCAATTGTTCCTGTTATCTCCTCTGTAAAAACAGAACCCCTTACAAATAAATAAGTTCTACCATTTATTAATTTTGTGTCTCTTCTATTTTTTAAATAAAATCTACCATTTCCAAAGCCTACTGCATCATGCTTTAGTGTTGTAAAATCATCTTTACATTCTATTATTATTATTTGAGCAGGTGTTGCCCCTGAAAAGTAATTAATAAAAGTAGATGATGTATTAGCAGTTTGAAAATAATTAGACTTTGAAACATCAGGAGCAGTCGAATTTACAGTCAGTGTTGCTATTGCTGTATTACTATTACTATCATAATAATTACCTAATACAATAGGAACTTTAGGTCTTATAATTTTAGGTATAAACCCAGACCTAAAAAATTCTAAAAAAGAATAAGCAGAACTACCATCATCTTTTATTGTACCTATTATAAATTTATCTTTTAATTGTGCAATTCTTATATTTTTTTCATCTGTGTCTGCATCTGTAACATTATATATATCTGCAACAGAATTTTTACTTGATAATTGAAAATTACCATCAGTATCGTAAAAATGCTGAGTACTTTTATGAGTACCATCTGAATTTTTATTATAAATGACTAAATTATTTGTACCACCAGATTTTTTTAAATTTCTTAATTGAATACCTCCACCAGATTGTGTAAAAATAAATCCTGATAAATCATCAGCAACATCAGTTTCAGTCACACCAATAGAAGGTAAACTTCCTATTACATGGCAAACAGCATCTGCAACAGCATTTGCAGGAGAAATAGCTTCTTTACCAATTATCCATTTAGGTTTAACTGGATTGAATATTCCGTCAAAATGATTTGAACCTAAATTGTAAATACCACTTCTACAACCCTTTGGAATATTGAAACTCAATCTAATATCTTTTAAGGTGTAGTTATTATTATAACCTATACCTTCATTTGTAATAGATGATAAGCCAGAAAAGGTTATAGTAGGTGTATTAATTTCACTCGTAGTATTAACAAGAATAATAGCTTCTGTTACATCATCCCCTAATGTAGTATCAGGTGTGTATTTGTTACCAAATGCACCATAGATATTAACAGAACAATCTCTATAACTGTCACCTATTTCAATTACATAAGGCTGAGCATATTTAAAGCCTGTTGTAGCACCATAATAGGGATTTGGTTTCATTTCTCCTCTTGTAGAATAAAAATTAAATACTCCTCCAGATAAAGTACTACTGATTTTGATTACTGCTCCTGCTGTATTAGCATCGCCATCACAATTATTGAATACTACAACACCATTACCACTATTTTGACCAAGCCACTCTATACCATATCCGCCATTCCAATAGCAGTTAATGTGACTTAAATAACCCGGTACTCCACCTTTCCAATTAAAAAAGCCTGATTCTGGAAATTCTCTAATTTGAATATGACTTATATCATGTGTTCCGTTTAATCCTGCATAATTATCTATATCATCTCTATCAGTCCCTATATTTCTTAATGAAATACCCCTTCCTACTGTATTTGAATTATTCCCTCTAAGAATAAAATTACCAAAATTAATTCCTGTAATTCTTTCTTGGTCTAAGCTTCTAAAGGTTCTAAATACAATTGCATCATCATTAACATTTGTTAATTGCATCAATACAGTTACATCTTGATTACCTTCATCTGGAGGTGTGTGTCCTGCACCTTCATTTCTTCTACCAAAGTCTCCTGTACCTGTTCCTCTGCAATAAATTCCATCAGGGAATGCAATTTGAGTGAAGAAATAAGAACCCTTTGAAAGATGTACTTTTTTTATAGTAGCATCAGCAAAATCTAAACAAGCTTGTATTTCATCTGTAGAATCATAAACAGGAATTGTAAATGATGAATCTTCAAAATATCCATCACAAATATTTACAGTAATACCATTAACAGTTCCTGTTACAGTTTTTGTATAGAAATTTTGATATACTTTAGCACCAAAGTTCTCAGGCTTTAAATAATCATAATTTGTAGCTTTTATTCTTTTTCCTGATGTTGTAACTAATATAGTTCCTCCATTGTCAGTACTTGTAGTATCTGCACTATCATAGTACCAGTCTTTTATTCTTCCTTGCTCTTTACATTGAAAAGAAGAAACTAAAGTTAATTGGCTATTTGTCAATAACCTAAGTTCTTCGATTGTAAATCCAGTAAATAATTTCCAAATAAAAACAAACCAACTTAATATTGTTGTATTATTACTTGAAATTAAATCTAAATAAACACCGTTATAAAAATACTTAACAAAAGAATTAGAAAAAGTTTCATCTTTTATAACATAAATATTACATATTAAATTTCCATAGTTATTAAGGTTAATATCTTCTTTTTTTACATAAAAATCCCCATAACTTGTACTTATACATTTTTTGTTAGTATTCGTATTATAATATCCCGAACCGTTCCAACCTTTTAAGTAAGAATTATTTATACAATAAATTGTTTTTATATCTCCTTTTAACGGTAAAAGAGATTCGTTATTAAAATAACGAATCTCTACTGTATCAAAAAGATTGATAGCTTTATCTACAAATTTCAGTATTTCTGAACCTATATATTTATCTTCTTCTTTATAGTTAATTATTTTCATTTTTAAAGTGTTTTAACAGTACAAAGTAATGTAGTTGATAAACCTGTAATTAATGTTATAGATACGTTATTTGTTTCATTATACGAAATATCTAAATTTTGACCTTCATACAAAGCAACAGGACTTGCTGAACCTATTGTAATTGTTGCATTAACTCCTTTTACTAATACACTAAGTGAATGAAAACTTCCTATAGGATAATTTTTTGTTGTATTAGCATTTACACTTTCAATACTTGTATTATTATATACATTAGTATTTGTAACTATATTTATCTGTTGAGGTAAACTTACCTCTCTATTTGTTCTAAAATTCTGACCTGCTATTATCATTTTTCTATTTTATCTTGTTTAATTATTAGTATAAAAAAATATATACATCCACTTATACCTATTGTTAAAATATATTTTATCCATTCTTGAGGAAATAATGATAAAAGAGCTAACGAAATTAAAAGTAAACCTAAACCAAAGTGATATTGATGATTAGTATTTATTTTAATCATTTCTCTAATACCGTAAACAAATGATGTAATAACACTTACAACACTTATAATACTTATTAACTTAATTATTAAAACTATCATCTTTACTTATATTTGAAACTTTATTTGTTATATATTTTTTAACTAAAACATCAATTGTTTCAGAAGTTTTACTTCCTGCCCATGAAGTAACTGCTGTTACCATTATAGCTGTATCTTCGTTTATGTACTTAAAACATAACCAACCTAATAAAATACTTAAACTTACAGAAATTATAAATTCATAAACTATATTCTTAAAATTTCTTTGAGCTTCATTTTTTATGTTTATTAGTGTTTTAACTACTGCGGTTAGTATTGATATAGGGATAAATTTTATTAATACTATTAACATATCATAAAATGTATCTATTATCTTTTGAATTATTGTCATTTAATTACAGATTTGAAACTACAATTTTATCAAATATAACAATGATTCCTTCATTATTTTTTACAGCTACATAATATTCTGTATTATCTGAACTGCTGAAACTAAAAACATTAGATGTTAAGTAAGTTCCTGTTAAAGGATTTGTACCTATATAATAAGTAATTATTTCATTTTTAATTGAATTAATTGTAATTAATTTAATTGTATCTACTATTGAAACCTTATATGTTAATTTACCAATATCAATAGATGATAATTCTTCTCTTTTTTCTAAATCTTCATAATCACAATAACTATAATTATTAAATTGTGTTAATGAAGTATTTGAAGTATTACTAAAAATGCTCATTTTTAATTTGATTTAAAAATATAACTAATTGTTTTTGAGATAAAAAAGAAATATTTGAGCCTTCTAAAATAAATGAGGTTAAGAATAAATTATCTAATTCTTCATTATCTACTTGTTTCTTTGAAGCACTTATTGATTTATATTTATCTGAAATATGTTTATTAAACATAGTATTTGATAAATTAAGTAAAGCGTTTTCTTTTTTATCACATATAAATTTATCATTCATTTTCCCTTATATTTTAGAAGGCTCTAACTCAGCATCCAAAGATTCAATAATAGAAGCAATTTTTAACATATCATTACTTTTTTTTAAACCTTCAATTGCTTTATATTTTAAAACAATGTCTCTTAGCTTTTGATTATTTTTATAAATCTCACTTTTATTAACAGAATCAACACTACCATTATTATACTCAATTGATAAACCTAACGTTTCTGTTATTTTTTGGTTTAACTGTAATGTATGAACTATATAATTAGAATTAGTATAACCAACATAAAGGCTTATAGTATCGTTTATAAGTGTATCTTCTTTTAATTGAAGTACATTTTCATAACTTCTTTTTTTATCAATGTGATAAATATTATCGTTAATTAATACTACACTATATTTTTCTAATTCGTAAACAGGAAAAGGAAGTATAATTTTTGACTGTTGTAATTCTACTGGAGTAGAATTAAATAAATTAAAAGATGAGTAAATAACTTCAATCACACCACTTTTAATTTTTAATAAGTAAGAATCTACATCTGTTTTACCTAATGAAAAAGAATTAACAATTACTTCATCGTCATTATTAAAAAAATTATCAATATTTGGAGAACTTAATTCAGTAAGTATAATTTTATCTTTTTCTTCATTAAGCATTCCTATTTCTAAAATTATTTTATCAGGAAGAACACTAACATTATAACTATTATCTTTTAGTGTTATAGTAGTTCCATCATTGTAAATTTTTGTTAATTTTATATTTGGTTTCATATTTAATTATCAATTTTTAATTGAATTTACATTAGTTTAAATCATCAACAAAGTGTTCAGACTGATACTTAAATTGAGAAGCTATATTTAAAACTGGAACAAGTTTACCTAATTTATATAAATACTTATCAAAATCATAATCATCATCAGAAATAATTTTTACAGTTGCAGGAATTAAGGATTGTAAATTAGTAACAACACTATAAGCAGGAATTAAATTTCCTGCTACAATCTCAGAAACAGTAGAAGGTGATATAACTGTTAAATCTCTTTCTATCAATAATGATTGATTAACTATAAAAGTTAATAAAGCATCATCTTCTTCATCATCAGCTAAGTATCTTAATATATAACCTAATGTCATAAATGACATGATTAAACTTAATTCAATTGTATTTTTTACAAGATTATTAGCATCTGTTTCTGTTATTTTTCTACCCTTATTATTTTTTAAATGTACATAATCTTTACTACCAAATATCCATGATTTATAAACTTGTAGAGTACCTACTAAAAAACCAGTAAAACCTAAATCAGAATAAGTTAAATATCTCCCTTTTATTGTTCTGTTTAATTTATAATCATAATGTTCTTTTTCTAATCTTGATGCAAATGCTTCTGGCATCCATGATACTTTAAATTGACCTATTAATCTACCTACAAAAGATTTATTAATTAACTTAAATGAATGAGTATCGCCCATTACAATATCGTTAATTCTTTGAATTTTTAATATTATATTATTAATTACATCTTGTTCAATAATATTGTTTCCTTGTTTTTCTCCAATCCAATTCCCATCATTATCAAATTTAGTATATAAATCTTCTTTTTCAAGAATAGAAATCATTAAAGCATATCTAATAGCTTGTTCTGATTTTTCCATTAATTTAAACCCGTAATTATCAAACCATGTTTTCTCATCTAAACCCTGTAAATCTATAACATTGTCTTGAACTAATAATTTTTGAGCAAGTTTAAATACTTTAAAAGCTTCTTGTTTATCTTTTACTATATTTGAAATCATCAACGATGTTACTTTACCCACATTTTTAGTAAATACAACAGAATCGTATTCTTGACCTGCATTAACAATACCATTAAAATAACCCCCAACAAAATTTCTACCTGCTGAAAAAGGATTTAACCCTAAAGATATAGTTCTTCTAACTTTAATTAAGTAATCAGTTATTTTACTAAAGTAAATACTACTTCTATTTAACTCTCTAATTCTTTTTTGTATTAAATCATTAGTTTGTATAAACTCTTCTTTTGTTATTTTACCTTCTCGTCTTAATTGCCTTGATGTATCTAATTTCTCCAAGTAATAATTATATAACGTTTCAGCACTATCATAATTTTCACCTCTATACTTCTTTGTAAATTGATTTTTTATAGAATTTAATTTAGAAAAAACACCTTTACTTAATGAATCATTTATATTTTTCTGAACATTATTTACTAATTCAATTTCATCATTAAGTTCTTTTTCTGTAAAAGGAGAGTATATTTTTTTATTTTTTAATGCTTTTTTATTTTCATTTATAATTGCTAAAACACCTGATAAATCGGTTACATCATAATTAGAAAAAATATTTATCTCTGGTTTTGTCTTTTCTAAAAACATTACGTGATTAATAGTTTCTTCTAATAAAGTTAATTCATTAGACAAACCTTGACCTTTATCAAATTTCTTATCTGTTCCTTTACCTCTTTCTATAACAATATTTCCTTTATAGTCTTTCTGTATTGGTGTAGCATTCTTTAAAATACTTTGACCTAATAATACAGGTGCTTTAATTTGAGTATAGTAATAGTAATGATAAACAGAATCACCAAACAATTTTAATACAGGAATTAAATTAGTTGAAAAATCACCTTTATCTTTTGTAAAATTAGCTGAGTTTTTATGTTCTCCTATTTCTGGAATAAAATTAATAGGTATTTCTTTATAATCATTTATATTATCTGATGCTGTAAAATTAGGTAATGTTAATAAATCTTTTACTTGTTCTTGAAAAGATAAACCTTCTTTTACTAAATAACTATCTACAACAGGTATAAAATCTTCTGATATTCTGTTTCTTATATTAGCAGGTAACTTACTTTTTAAATTATCAATTACTTTAGATAAATTGTTATATACTTCTAATTTTTTATTATCTTTAAATATATTTTCAAAATCAATATTCCAAAATTGTTTTAATACAGGTAGTGATACAACATATTTTCTTGATGATAAATAATTAGGTTTATCTTTATTTAAGTTTTCAATATATAAAAAAGGATTGTTAATATTATTCCACTTATTAAAATCTTCTTCTGAACTAATTTCTTTTCTTGTCTTAACATCTTCAAAATACTTATTTAATAAACTTAACTGTTGATTTATTTTTTCTTGAATTACATATTTTACTAATTCTTTATTTTCAACACTAATCTTATCAGATAAACTTTTTATTTCTAATTCTAAATTATCTTTATTTATTTCATAACCTTCTGGTGTTTCTATAAATAAATTTTTTAGATTTAAAACAGTACCTTGAACTTTATGGTTTAAAGATTGGTCTTTCCATACTTCTTTAGATGTAGCTAAATCATTAGCTCTATTTTTTCTCAATAATAAAACTCTTTCGTTTTCCATCCAAGAAGAAGTAAAGGCTTTAATTAATCTTATATCAGGTTCTTTTCCTTCTTTATTAACAGTTAAAAAATCTTTTGTATCAATTTTATTTTCTTTAACTATTTTCTCAATATCAATAAGAATATCTTGTAAACTATTAGATTCTCTTTTTTTAGATACATAAGCTAAATCTAAAAATTTATTAATAGCTTGTACTGCAATATTAGCTGTTCTACCAGAACCAAGTAAAAAAGAACTTACAACATTTCTATCTGAAATATCTGTTGTTAAATTTTCTTTTTTAATTTCTTCACCTATATTACTTTCTTTAATAAAAGATTGTATTTCTATATCTTTAAATTTTTTACTTAAAGAATCAAATTTAGATTGTATTAGCAGTAAATCATCAGAATCTCTAATATCATCACCTACTAAATCTTTTATTCTTAACCAAAAATCCATTAAAAAAGAAAGTGATTTGATTTCATCAACACTTGTAGTTTTAAAATTATAATTACTTACAATATTATTAAAGTAATTATAATGTTTATTTGCTACAATCATTAAATTTACTAATGGATTATTAATATTACCTAAAGAATTAATATCACTTGCTAAATCATCTAATCTAAGTTGTCTTGATTTATTAAATAAACTACTATCTTTCTCTTGAAATATGTTATTTCTAATTATATTTAACTCAGATATTACTTTATTTAAAGGTTGTGTATTAACAATACTTGGAGCAAAAAAAGTATTACTATCTTCAATATCTTGAAGTATATTTACAAACTCATTATAAGAAGGTTCTTCTTTTGATTTAAGCCTTTTAAAAAATAAGGAAGAATATAGTTTAGATTTTATTCTTATAGCTTCATTTTCAGAATTTGTACTTTGAAGTATCTCTTGATATAGTTTACTATCATTCCCTTGGAAATCTTTATCAATAAAGTTTCCGTTATTTCTTGCAAAAACAAGATGTGCAAGCTCTTCTCCAAGAACTTGCACTGTTTGTTTATAAAATTCGTTATTTTTATTTGGACAAATATTCATTTTATTTACATTTTTTAACTAACTCTCTTGCTTCTTGCATATCTTCATTACTAAATATACTTTCTGATTGACTTAATTCTAAACTTAAATTATTTTCCTCAATATCTTGCATTAACTCTATTATGTTTTGAATAGAACTTCTTAATATAGAGTTATTATTAATAGGAATTGATAAGTTATTAGCTATTTCATTTATTAACTTATTTAACCATTCAACAAATTTATCAAGTAAATTAACTTCTGTATCTAAAAATTCTATATTATTAAGTTTTCTTTGAAAATTTACATCTGTTAAAACACCAGTAACAAATTCTCTAATATCACTCAAGTAATATAAAGATACTAATTCTTTTTTACTTAAAGTAGAATTTTGTTCTATTTCTATATATTTATTTTTTCTTTCGGTTAAATCTTTAATTTTATGAGCTTTACTATATTCTTCAACAATACTTAACTCACTTTCTAATAAAGATTCTTTTGCTGAATTAACTAATAATTTTAGTTTTACATAAGGTAAAGAACCTTTATTTTGATTTAGATAATTTAAAGTAACATGATGTACTGATTCATGTAATAAATTTCTTAATAATTTAGAATTGTTATAAGCTAATTGTATTTCTGAACCATTGTAATAACTCATTCCATTTTCATTTTCTACAATAGGTATATCAGCATTTTTATCATATATAAATTGATAAAGTATATTACTTAAATCTTTAAAAGGAGTGTCGTATTTTTCAATATTATGTAATGTACTTATTAAAGATTCTTTTCTTATACTATCAATTATAATTTTATTATTTTCTAAATTTTTTATTTGTTCTTGTTTTTCTTGTTTTTGACTGATTGAATCATTGCTTTCAAATAAAAGTAAATCTTCAATATGTAAACCTTTTTGTGTTTTATTAATAGGTATTAATGAGTTATTAAAATCATTATTATAATTGTATTCATTAATATAATAATTACCTAAAGTATCTATTTGTAATAACTTAACATAAAAAGTTTTATCTTGGTTTTCTCTTGATTCAATTACTTCATATAAAAATGTTTTATTTACTTTATATTCTTTACCTGTTTTTTCATTCTTAACACTAACTTTACCTTTTTTATACATAAACCTTGATAATTTATCAACTTGTAACTCAATTATAGGTTTATCAAATTTTATATTTTTAGGTATTGGTTGACCTTCTTCTGGATTATGCTGATAATACTGTCTTACAAAATAATCATCATTTAAAGAAGGTTCGTTAATTGTATTCTTTAAAAATTCACTAAAGTTATTAATAATAATAGAAGGAGGTATTAATTGAATAAATGAATTATAATTATTTATACCACCATTAACATAAGCGTATCTTACTAAATCACTTACAAAATTTCTTATTTCTAAATTTTCTGATTCTAACAAAATATAAAACTCATTATATATTACTTGTGAATCAGCTTCTAAATCTAATGTTCTATAAACAATATAATCAGGCTCTCCTTTTTTATCTGCTATTTTTGTTTCTAACTTATTAAATAATGTGTAATTTTTATATTTTAATTTTAAATGTTGTAATCTTAAAGCTAAACTTTCATTATCACCTAATGTAAACATTAATCTTCTTCTTTCTTTACTATTATTTTCCCAAATATTATTAGCTGAATAAACATAAGACTGATAATTTGTAAGAATATCTCTAAGTTCTTTAGGGTTTAATTCTTTATCTTTTATTGATGTTATTTGATTAATTATATTATTTAACTTGCTGTAATTAAACATTTCAGAAAAACTATTTAAAACATCTAATGTTAAATCAACTGTCTTACCTAATTCTGTTTGACCTATTGATTCTTCGTAAAATAATTCTCTAAAGTTATTCACATAAGGAAATCCTTTTGAAGTATCAATAACAGATAAAGAGTTAATTTTTTGTTCTTTTGCAATACCTTCTAATATATTTGTACCAAAACCTTTAGTATCAACATTAGTAGCAATCATCATTTGAAATAAATTAGTACCTATATAATCAAGAACTAAAAAAGATTTTAATAAATTATAGTTATTTTCTGGTTCTTTTAATTCTTTAATATTACCATTATTATCTCTAACAATACCTAAGTCACTGTCTGTTAAATATACATTTTCTTTTAGTACATCATAAATACTACTCGGTATTTCATATATTTTTTTTGAAACATTAGATTCTGAACCAAAACGTAAATCAAAATCCTCTAATGTTTTTTCATAAGCTAATTGTTTAACATCTTTTCCTTTTGCATCATTAAAAGTATCTCTGTATGATTTTAAGTTATTAACATAACTTTTTACAATATCGTTATTAATCAATTGAGCAGAATATTCATTACTTACAGCATTATTATCACTTTTACTGCTATCTTTTAATTGTAATAATACAACATAAGCATTAGCTGTAATATCATTAAGATTAATTTTATCTGCTGTTTGATTTTTTGCATGGTCTACTGCTTCTGATTGTGGTATTACTATATTATCAGATGTTGTTCTTCTTTGTCCATTAAAATAACTATAACCAATACCAGAAAAAGTATTTAGATTTGTATTATTTATGTTTATCCTAACATTTCCTAAATTCATATTTTTAGTTCTTTGTAATAAAGTACTAAACGTTAAATTTAATGAAAAAGTACCAACTAATCTTTTAACACCAATATTACTTACATAACTTTCTAATTGATTAACAGGATTAAACAAATCTTTTATTTGTTTATTTTTGTTTGATTTATTTCTCATTGATACTACATCTTGTAAATCTGACATATCAAGAGGTTGCATAATTTTATCAAACATTCTTGGTGCAATTAATATATTATAAAGAGTATCAAAATAATCATTTTTTAACTCTTCAATTCCTTCTTCATATTCTTCGTTTATCTCTCCAAATTTATTAACATTTAGATTAGTATCAAGATAATTTATAGGTAATTCATTTAACTGTTGTTTATAGTTTTCTAACAATTCCCTGTCTTCTTTTAGTAGCTTTACAACTTTAGAAAAAGTATTTTTCTTATTGACATCTTCTATATATGAAACAGTAAAAGCATTATAAACTTGTTTTTTAAACTCACTATCTATATTTTTAATTTTATTATATATAGTTCTTGTTTCACCTTTATATTTTGATTTAACTGATTCTGCTCCTATACCTGTTGTATATGTTAAATCTCTAAGGTTAGTTAAATCATCAATATTAAAAGATTCAATAATTTTTTCTAAATTTTCAGAATCCAAATCACTTTCAATAAAATAAGAAATAACTTTTTCTTTTAAATTCTTTAAGTATTTGTCAGAAGTAATTGCTTGATAATATTTTTCTATTTGTTCATTTACTTTTTTAAACTCTTCTTCTGATAATTTATTATCTTGAAGTTCTTTTTCTTGATTTTTTATTTTTTGTTTTAATAATATATAATCATTTTTTAATTGTAAATCAGGATATTTTTTTACTGGTTTATACTTTTTTTTGTAAACATAAAGTTTATCAATATCAAAGTCACTACCCATTTGTTTTGTAATCTCAGCAGGTACATATATTATATCACCTCCTATATTAGGTAAAAACCCTACAATTTCCATAGGTAACTGTGAACTATGTGATTGGTTAGGTATCCTTGCTCCTACAAACTTTAATAGTTCTTTATTTATATCAACACTTCCTTCATTTATAAACTGATTTATATCAATTCTTTGTTCTTTATTAAAGAAGTTAAAAGGAACTAATACTTGTGCAGGAAGTATTTTTGCTGTAAAATTATCTGAGCCTTCTAAAATAATAGAAGAATTAACTAACTGTTGGATTTGCTCATTATTTATTTTAAAAGGCTCATTTGTTTTAGATAAATCTAACTGTTCTTGTGTTAAATATATCTCTATTCCAAATTGGTCATATAACTCAGATATTACAGGTCTTAATGGTCTTAATCTTTTATCATCCCAACCTTTAACTTTTTTAACATCATTAGGTACTTCACCTGTTTTATCCATTTTACCAATACCTAAACTTGTAATTTGAACAAATGACTTACCGTTAATTTTAACTTGAATAGCTTTTCTAACAGCAGAAGCTATTTTTGATTGTATCTGATTAGAACTTCTATTAAATAATAAAGGAATTAACATTTCATTATTATCATCTAATTGCAACTCTAATTTTTGATTAGTTGTTAAATCAGAAGTTGTTCTAAATATATAATCTCTTAATTTTGTTTTATCAACAAAATCTTCATAAATACCTAACTCATCTTTTAATTCATCAAAAGATATATCTAACATTCTTTTACGAATATCTTCTTTAATTAAGCACATTTCCTCACCTGTTTTCTTTTCTCCTTTATATTCAAATACAGGTTCTTTAATTGAAGTTAATGTATCAAGAATTAATTTATTTAATTGAGTTACAAAAGTAATTTTTTCTTTTGTTTCATCATAAGGTATTTCTTGCTGTATTAAAAAAGCATCAGCATTCATTACTCTCATTGATTTAACTAATGAATCACCTTCATTTTTATAAATCCAATTACCGTTAATATCAAAAGGTTCAAAAAATACTACTGGATTACCTGATTTACCTGCTGTATCTAAACTAACTTGGTCAATACCGTTTTCTTCTATTAGTTTTCTTAAATTATCTAATTCAGTACCAGAAGTTATATTAGGTATTAAAGGAATTAAAGATGATTTTACATAATGAATATAACTATATACCCTATTAACACCTAATGGAGTAAACTTTCTATCTGTTTCCACAGGTTTCATAGCATACATATAAGATAGTTCTTCTGCATTTAAAAATTCACCATCTTTCTTTTTCATTATTTGACTATAAACTCTTGTAGGTATTCTACCGTAATCAAATAGTATATTAGCTATTCTTTTAACAGAACAAAATTGAGAAGCATCCGAAGGGTCAATTTGTCCTTCTAACTCTCCTTTCTTGTTTTGCTTTAATCCGTAGTAATTATTTAAAAATAAATCTTTATACTCTTCTGTAAATGTATTAGGTACTTTAATTGTTATTGCTTTATAAGTTAAACTTTGATAACTACCTGCAATCCCAGGGGCTATATCTTTAGCTAATCTTTTAGTATATTCATCATAAGTTCTATTTATAGTATCTACTATTGTATCACCTTCTTTACCTTTATAAAATAAAGCAGGGTCACCAGATGTAAACATAGCTAACGATATATTAAAAATATGTTTATTAATAGCATACTGAGATATACTACTAATATCTTCTTTTGATATTAATTCAATAGGTAATTTATTTTTTTGAATAGAATCAAAAACATTATTAATTATAATATCACTTCTATAACTAATTACTTTATTTATTACATCAAGATACTTTTCTATTATGTTATCGTTCTCATCAAGAATTTTATCATTAATTGTATCTTTGTCTATCCATAATAAATCTATTTCTTCTTTAGAAAATAAATTACTACCGTCTATTGACTTAATATTACTTAAAATCTCATAATTAAAATCAGGTAACAAGTAAAATATTCCTGCTCCCTTTTTAACTTGTGCTGTTACATCTAATTTATCTTTATTAACTACTCTAATATATTCGGCTTTAAATATATAAGCATATTCATTACCCATTTGACTAAAAGGTATTTTAGGTATTCCCGAATGAAAAGGAGTTGTTTTCTTGTCAGATTTAGTTAAATCAAAATAATTAGCTGTACTTTTACCTTCATTTCTAAAGTTTTCAATTTCAGTAACTAACTGTTCTCTAAAACTCATATTATCTCTTGTAATACCTTTTTTAGATTTTTCATTCTTAATAGCTTCAAATAAACCTAACTTATACTCTTCTAAAACATTGTTATTGTTAATTACATTTCTAAAAAAGAAAGAGTTACTACTAAATAAATCTTTACTTAATGTATCCCTATAGTTTTCACCATTAATAATAGGGTTTTGAATAGCTCTTAATATCTCTCTAAATTGAAAAGTAGGTAAAATATAATCATATACTTTCTTACCTTCTACTGTTGTATGAGTAGATGTAATAATATCTGAATATTTACCTTGTAACTCACCTAAAAATCTTGCTACTTTAGTATCAGTATATAATGGATTACTAATAGTTAAAGTTGCTTCAACTTCTTCATCTTCATTTTCATATATACTTTCTCCTCTTAAAATACTTACAATATCTGAAAATAAACCAAATGGTTCAAAATCAGTTGTAGAACCTTTTTTAAGTTTTCTCGTATATTGAAATTGAGAAATAATATCTTTATTGTATCTTGATTTCTTAAAGAAAAAACTATTATTAAATAAATCTTCTCTTGTTTGTTCTGATATTGTAAAACCTAAACCATCAATAATTTCATTAGCTAAATCAATATACTCTTGTTTAACAGCTTTTTCTTTATTAGCTTTTAATATTCTATTATATATATTATTTACTTTTTCTTTGTTTACAAAATAATTACCGTCATTATCAAAACTAATAAAATTATCTTTTCTATCTAAAGTATTTAGTTTTTGCTCTTCTTTCCAAATAGAAAGAATTTTATTAAGATAAGAATTTCTATTTCCTTCAATAGTTACAACTTTATAAGGAGTATTTAAACCTTCTTTTTCAGCTTTATAATCTTCTGTTTTATTAAATAAGGTAACGTATTGTTTAGCGTTTACTTTCTTTAATGCTGATACAAATTCATTTTTAATTCTATCTTCTGAATTAATTAATCTTTCACCTAATTTATAAATAGTAGGTTGATTTTTTTTATTAAAGTCAGATTGTAATATAGTTAATAATTCATCAAAAGATAAATCTAATTTATTACTTGTGATAGTTACAACTTTTTGATAAAGCTCATCGTAGTTATATAACTTACTTAATCCAATAGAACTTATTTGAGGAACAATATTTCCATTAACATTATCATATATAGGAAGAGTTGAAAGAAACAATTTAATTCTTTTTGACATTGTTTCTTTAGGGTCACGTTCTTCACTTGCTTTATGTTCTCCTCTTACATCTGCTTCCCCTGTTTCATTGTCTTCTAACAATGATTCATTAATTCTATCAACATCAATATTTAATTTTGAATATTTATCTTTAACAAAACTTTCAATCTGTTTTCTTGAATTAATTATGTTCTCATAATCTTTTATAAAAGGTATAAAAGAATAAAATTTACTTTCTGTATTATCTTCTAAAAAAGCTTTTAAAGTATTTTTATGTATAATACTTATATTCTTAAATACAATATCAAATACATCTTCTACTTTTAATTCTTTATTATCTTCTTTTGATTTTTTAATTAGTTCTTCAAAAGACATTTTAAAAACAACTTCAATAGAATCTTTTTGTTTTACAATATCAAAAAATTCACCTGTATAGTTACCATTTGAATCTTGTATTTCAATATTATACAATCTTCTTTCTTCATTGTTATTTGATGTAACAATAGATTTATTAATTACTTGCTCTATTGTATATCTTTTTCTTTTAAATTGTTTTATCTTTTCACTAACAGAAATAGCTCCTTCATTAGAAGGAGCTATATTTTCTGCAAACCATACTTGTTGTGCATTTTCACCATGTTCAGCAACTAATTGTCTCCAATAATCACTGTTATAATTTGGACATATTTTCATTATTCTGTACAGATTTTATTAAATAATTTATTTGCATCTTCCATAGATTGTACTTTAGATGCTTCTTCTAAATATTTGTTTTTAGAATTTTCTGATAATTCATCATTCAATATAACATTTATATTTATAAATTCATAAACAAAGTTCTTATACTTTTCAACAGAATTTTTAAATGATTCTAAAAAAGAAGAATTGTTTTTGTAATCATCATTAATTGAAAATACAGAATCTAAAACATCTTCGTCTTCTTCATTAGATTTCTCACCTATATTTTTAGAAGGCTCATTTGTTTGTTCAATAACTTTATAATTATAATCAAAATTAACCACAAAATCTTTAGTATAAACCAATTCTTTTTGTCCTTTGTTATTTATTATAAAATTATCTTTATTTACATCAAAATTAGTTTCTAAATCATTCTTAATATAATCATAATAAGTAAGGTTATTTCCTCCTTTAATTACAATTTCGTTATTTTCTAATACAGGATATTTAAAACCTTTTGTTTGACCATTATTTAAAAAATCATTATCAAGAGTAAATAGTTTATTCAATAATTCTGTTTCTAAATTATCTATAAATTTTTTAAACCCTTGTTTATCTAAATTATAAGAACTATTACTATTAGCAGGTTTTAAAGCAAATAAATTAACTCCTTTTTTACCGTTAGCATCTGACATATAAATTAAAGAAGGTAATTTATTTTCTCTTCTTGTTTTTATATCGTTAATATAATTTACTGTTGTAAAATACTGTTGAATAAATTTATTAAAATTAGTTAATATATCATAGTTTAATACTAAATCATTAGATATTTTATTTAATTTATCTAATGATATTTTATCTCCTTCAACAGTACCTTTATAGTATAAAGTAAATAATTCTTTTAAAGTATTTATTTTATCTTTACTAAGTGTTTTAATTGTTAAAGGATATACTTTAGTTAAACCATTAATATCAGGATAACTTAAAACAGCAAGTAGTTTTTTATTTATTGTACCATTTATTTCACTTTCAATTGAAGGGTATAAAGTACCATTAACCAATGAATGAACTTTAACTCTACTATCATTATTATCTATAATACCTTCTAAAGATTGTCTTGTTTTTTGAGTAATTGCTCTACCACCTGATTTTCTTTTAAGATTGGTTTTAATAACTACATTAGAATTAGTAGAAAACAGTTCTCTTATTTTTTTAATTTTTTGTTCGTTATAATTTCTATAATTAATAGAAATTATAACACCTTCTTGTGTTACAATACTTTCTTTATCTAATTTTAAATAACTTATTTGATTTAATACATCAAATAATTCATTTAGTATTTTTTGATTTTTACCTTCTGTATTATAATCTTTAATGTTGTTTTTACTATCTTTAATGTACGTAGTATTAATAAATTCAATAGTTGGTAAATAACCAATTTTTTTGTCTGAGCCTTCTAAAAATATAGCTATCGGAAGCTCATCATTAATTCCTACTTGATAGTTTTTATCAATTCTTAATTCTAATGAAGTACCCTTTTTTAACTTAGCTGTTTCTAAAGCATCTGCTGTTAAAGAATTATCATCTCTTATTTGACCATATTGAAATCTAAACATATCTAAAGTAAAAGGTTCTTCATACATTTCTTCTTCTTTTACTTCATTGTTAAAATTATCAATAATTTCTTCTGTTGTTTGTTCTTGTGTTTCTTCAATAAAAGAGGGTTCTTCATTAATAGTTTTAGAAATAACAAGTTCCTCAACTTTATCTTTAACTTCTTCTTGATTTTGTTTAGCTAAAGTTATAGCATAACTTTCTTCAATTTTATTTTTAAATTCTGTAAAAGACTTTCTTAGTTCTTTTTTTATTTTTTTACTATCAAACATTAAATCTAATACTTCATCTGAAAAAGAAAATAATCTTAATTGTAATTTATATTTTTCTTCACCTGATAACTCTTTTATATTTTTATGAATATAGTCTAATAAAGTACTTGATAGATATTCTAAATTGTAATCACCAGAATCAAGAGAAGACTTAATAAAATTAAATACAAATGTTAAAATTCTATCATTTTTGTTTTCTTTAGAACCAAATGTACTTTTTATCTTATTTTCTAATTCTTGTATTTTTTTAGAAATAACTTTTTTCTTTTGTTCTCCTTTAGTAATTATTTCTTTTTTCCTTAATGTTTGTTTTTTAACAGGTTTTTTAACAATAGGTTGTTCTATTAATTCTTTTAATAAATCATCATATTTAGCATTAATTTTTATAACAACAGGTTTTTTATTAAATTCATCAACTGTTTCATTTCCAGTAATTTCACTATCTAATTCTTCTTGTCTTCTTTTTTCTATATCAGCTTTTTTATCTTCTAAACTATTATTATTTTTAGTTTGTTCTGAAACAACAACAGGTTTTTCTGATTCTTTGCTCTCTTCTGCTTCTTTCTCTTCTTTATTAATTTTACGTATTTCTTCAAGTAACTTATTATTAAAATCATTATCACTTTCTTTACCTTCTCCTTGTGGAATTTCAGACTCTTCTTGACCAAATGTTCTTAATACTTTAGGTTCTAAATCATCAGGAACTTCTATTTTTTCAACTTCTTTTTTAGTTTTATCAACTACTTCTTGTTTTTCTAAAGGAGTTTCTTTTTCTTTAACTATTTCTTCTTTAGCTTGTTGCTTTTCTTCATTAACTTTTTTAAGATAATCTTGTAATTCATTTATTCTATTTTTTCTAAGTTTTATTAAAGTAGTAATATCAGATAAATTATTAAAATAATTTACAAGACTATTGTAAAAACTATCTTTTTTATTTGTTTGTACATTAATTTCTTCAAGTTGTTTTACTTCTTCCTCAATTCTTTTAATTTCATTAACAATTTGCTCTTCTTGTTCTTTGTTTATTTTTTGTAATTTATCTATAAAGTAACTATCCTCATTTGCTTTTCGAGCTTCATCATAAGAATAAATATTGTGCTGAGCTTCTAATTGTTGTTTTAAATCTTGTATTCTTTGAGAATGATTATTAATAAATTTATTTCTACCTTTACTTGAAGTAACATCTTTAATTTTATTCTTAATACTTTCAGTACCTTTTGTAAATTCTTTTAAAGATTCACTAAAAGAAATTATGTTTTTAAAATCAGGATATTTATCTGACCATTTATTAATATAATCTTTAATATCTTTACTTCCCGATTTTTCAAAAGAGGGTGAAATTTTAATATAGTTTTCTACTTCTTCTTCTTTTTGTTTTATTAATTCATTATTCTTTTCTACTTTAATGTATAAATTATCTAATATATCTTTATCAGAATATACTTTTTTATCTAAGGTATCTACAAAATCTTTTAATATATTAATATCAGGATTTTTACTATACTCTTTTAAAGCATTTGTAATACTATCTGTTTCTTTTATTAATGAAGTTAAAGAAGTATTTAAAATCATATTTTCAATATTACCATAATCATCAATTGATGAAAATAATTGAAAATTAGCTTTTTCAGATAATAAATCATTTTCTAAATCTTGCTGTATATTCTGTCTTCCAATTACATCAGACTGTAATTTTGTTATATACTCAGCAAAGTTTACATTTACTTCTTCTGGTAAAACATACTTTTCTTTATTTTTTTTGTGTAACTCATCAATTTGCTTTATTTGATTAATTGCTTTAGTAGCTCTTAATTTATAATCATTATCGTTTTTATCTTTAGCTAATCCTAATTGCACAGCAGGTGTAACACCTGTTAAATCAGCAACTTTTTGTTGTGTTTCTTTAAGTACTTTATCAAGTTCTGTTATTTGATTTTTCTGTTCATCAGATAACTCACCTTTTTCATCTACATTTGATTTAATACTATTAATTTGATTTTGTAACTGTTCTGCTTGTTTTGCAGGTTCTTCACTTAAATCAGTAGAATTATCTTGTTGTAGTATTTTTTGATAAGAAGAAATTAAATTTTCTCCCATACCTTTATATATAGAATCAAGATTGTTAATAGAATATAATTTTCTATAAAGTTCTTTTTTTTCAACAGGATTATCTGTACTTGCTATTTTATTTTGTATATCATCAATATAAGATAAATCAGAAAATAAACTATCTTTTAATGTGTTATAGTATTGTTGGTTATCGTAAATGTCTCTTGCTCTTGGTGAAACTCTTTGTGTTTCATAAACAGGATTTCCTTTTTTATCTAACAATACATTACCTTCACTATCTTTTTTAACAATTAAACTACCATCATCTGATAGTTTATTTATCTTCTGAGAAGGTATTACATTATCTAATAACATCGTTTGAGACATACCTCCAATAGCACCTAAAGCAAAATTTAAAACACCTTCATCATTTACAACAGAGTTTAAATTATCATAAGCTGATTGAAATTGTTCTAAATAAGATAAATCTTTACTTTCTACACCTTCTTTTCTACCTGTATTTTCAGCAAGTTGAGTAACTACTTCTTCAATACCTTCTTGTGACATCTCAGAAAGTAATTTACCATAATTTTGTTTTGTAATTTCATTAAGATATTGAGGTGATTGTTTGATTATTCTTTCTTTATATTTCTGAAAAGGTTCATAAACTAATTCTCCTAAACTATTTTTTTCAACTAATCTTTTACCTGCTCCTTTTAAAAAATACTTTTCTGCTTCATTAGCTGTTCTATTAAATACAGAACCTATACCAGTTAAATTTAAAGCTGAACCTATTGTAGTGTTTAACTGTACAGTAGTACTTGCTCCTTCACTTGCATATTTTTTAGCTAATTTATCAGCTTCATCAATTGATAATCCTTTTTTAGTTAGTTTATCAAATTGATTTTTATAAATATCTCTATATACAGTAGCACCTGACATAGCTCCTTCTAAATAAGAAAGTTCTACTGCTGTCATTGCTTGTAGTGAACCTTTAATAACTTTATTAGCTGTATTACCTAATTTTAATAAGCTACCTAATTTACTTACTGCCCCACTTGCTAATAAACCTCCTGATTCAGCAATTAAACCAAATTGAATAGCACTTTCAACTAATGATTGACCAGAATTTAACCAAAAAGCACTGTCGGTTAAATCAATTATTTTATCTGATTTTCTTTTTACTTCACCAAAAGGGTTTCTTACACTATCTGCCCAATCAGTTATAGCATTAGAATAATCACCTTTACTATCTTCAAATAAAGTTCCTAAATATCCAATACCCCCAACAGTACCTGTTACAATATTAGATATTGTATTACCTGATGTAATTGCTAATTGTTTACCGAAAGATTGACTATTAGCTTCTTCTTCTTGTGAAACTTTATAAGGGTCTTGTGAACCTACTTTAATACCTTGTTCTAAAGTGTTTCTATATTCATTAGATGAAAATGGAGTTTCACCATAAGGTTGTTTTAGTTTATCTAAAACATTAACAGAAGACTTTGGTTTTGGTTTACCATTGTCTTCTGTTGAATTTAATGCTTCAAGTACGTTCATTTTTTATATAAATTTGATAATTTACCTAACAAATCTTCATAGCTAACTGCTACATCATTTCCATTAGGTGTTTTTATTGTATATTCTCCTTTTAAACCTTCACTTGGTAAATTCTTTTTAACTAATATTTCTGGAAAACCTTCTACTTTAATCTTTTTATAGTTACCAAACATATTATCTAATCCTTGTGAAGCTATATATGCTTTAGCTATCCAAGATTCAATTTTTCCTGATTTAACTAAATTGTTTACAACTTCTATTTGATTAGGAACTTTAATTCTAAAATTAAAATCAGATTTACTTGAATCTTCTGAATTTTGTTCTTTAGATGAACCACTACTTCTTCCTTTATAGTAAACACCATCGGTAGTTAAGTTAATACCTCCAAACTCAACATTTTTCATTTTAGTAAGTTGTTCTTTACTTAAAGGTTTTCCTGTACTTGCATCTTCTGGGTGATATTGAGCTTTCATTTTATCATCTGATAAAACATTTGCAGATGATAAGTTACCTAATGATTGTTGTAAATTTCTATCTAATGACTTATAATCAGATTCTTTGTCAAAACCAAATGTTTTAAATAATTGTGTACTTGACATAGCATCTTGTTGTACAGCTAAGTTAGCTTTTTCAATTAAAGATTTTTTACCATCGTTTAAGATACGCAATGTTTTTCCTACACCCATATTTAATACTTCATAATCCTTACCGTATTTTAAACCAAATTGTTTATCAATTCTATCTCTATATTGAACAATATTTTTAGCTCTTTCAGTATCACCTTTTTGTTCTGCTTCATTTGCTAATGAATTTATATGACCTATATTATCAGCTTCAAAAGATTTTTTATTGTATGGAGTAGGAAGTAGTAAGTCACCTACAACAGCATTTTCTTTTTCAATTTGTTTTCTTTCTTTCTGTCCTTTTAATAAAGATTTAGTAACATCTTCATAGTCAATAGAATTATTATTGTATTGACTTATTGATAAACCATTAACAATAGAAGAAACAAATTCTTTATGTTTTTGTTCAGCGTATTCTTTACCTCCTAATTCAGCTTGCATTTTAAGCCAATTTTGATAAGGTAAATCCATTATTCTATTTTCAATTTTCTTTTGTATTTCTGGTGTAACTTGTTTTCTTTTATAGTTATTCTCTAAAGTAGCTCCTTCAAAAGGATAAGGTTTTCTTTCGTTTGTTTCTGGATTAATATATTCCTTACCTTCTTGTACAGGAATTAAATTATCTAATTCTCCCATTATAGCATGAGCATCAGGGTCTTTTACAATACTAACAGGAATAAATTTGTTTTTTACAGCTCCTGTAATAGGGTCATATTGTAATCCTCCTGATTTTTGTCTTGCATAATTAAGATACATTTGTTGTTCTTGTTCTGACTTACCTGATTTAGCTAATTCTTCTTTAAACTTTTGTTTTCTTGCTGTATTTTCAGCAAATTGTGAATACATAGATTTAAACTTACGAGCTTGATTAATTAACTTAGTATCTAAATTACCTACATAATCTTGTTCACTTAATTTAGATAAATCATTTCTTAAATTACCTGTTGCTGAATTAAATAAATTTCTATCTTCATCATCTAAATTAGCTGATGCCATATCTAAAGCATCTTCTAATTCTCCTTTTGAATTTAATACTTTATCTTGTTTTCCTTGATAATGACTATATAATTGACCTAATTCTTGAGTTGGTAATCCTGCATAAGTACTTATATGTTTGCTTGTTACAGGTACTATTTTATTTATGAAATCCATATTATTACTTTTTCTTTTAAATAAAAATTGAGTGATTAAATATAACCACTCAATTAATATAAACCAATTTATTTCATTTTTAATTTACCACCGTTCTTTTTAGGTAGATAACCTTGTAAGTATTTTTTACCTTCGTCTAATATACCGTTTAAACCAGTAGTTTCATTTACTCTTTTTCTAACTCCTTCATCAGCAATTGAACTATTAATGTATAGTTTAGCTAAATCTAATTTTCTTTGATTACCTTCTCTTTTATCTAATAACATTTTTTCATTTATATTACCAAGATAAGATTGATTAGCATTTTGAATTGCTACATTTCTATCAGCTACATTTTGATTATATTGATTTAATAATCCTTTATTTTGTTGATTTATTTCAGCATTTGTTAAAGCTTCTCTATTTGAAATATCTACATTAGCTAAATTTTCTCTTTGTGAAATATCATTATTCATTTGGTATTTTTTAGCTAATAAATTACCTCTTATTCCTGCTGAAATATTAGGTGAAAGATTTTCTGTACCTATTAAAGCATTTTTAAAATCTGAATTAGCTTGTGTTCTATCACCTGATAAACTTAATCTATTTAATCTTACTTCACTGTTTAGTTCTGGAGAAGGTACATTAGGATATTTTCTTAATAAACCTACAACATCTGAACCATAGTTATTAATAGTATCATTTAGTTTACCTAAGTCGAACCCTTTATTTTTAGAAGGCTCAGTTAATCCTTTTGTAACTACTGTTTTATCTTTATTAATGTCAGGTTGTACATCAGTTAATAATAAAGGTTTTTTACCTTGTTGTGTAAATCTATCACCTCCTGCTTTAGTATTTGTAGGTAAATAATTACTATCTGTTTGTACGTTTTGAACAGGATTAATATTTGTTTTTACAGGTGTTAATAAAGATTTATTATTTTCTTTCTTAGTTATTTCAGATAGAGGTTTTGATAGGTTAGGAGTTTTATTTTTATTATTAAATAAGTAATTTGTATTACCAAACTTATTATCTAAACCTTTAAAATAATTAAATGAAGGATTTGAACTAAAATTATTATTTTGTTTTGGTTTTTCAATTTCATTAAATACTTGACCTGTTATTTCATTTCGAGTTTTGAAATCATTACTTATTTTATTATCAGTATTTAAGCCAAGAATATTTCTTTCTTTTTTTGGTTCTATATTTTTTATTTCTTTTCTTAAATTTTCCATTTGTTGATACAAAGAAGTTCTTTTATTTGTATTAACATATCTGTCAGGAAGTAAATCTCTTTCTTTTTTTAATTCTTGTATTTTTTTTAATTTAGAATCAATATCACCTCCACTTTGCATTTTTAAATAACCTCCTAAAGTAAATTTCTTTGTACCATACAATCTATTATACATATTCATATCTTCTGATTTAATTTGTCTTTTAGTTAATTCACTTAATTCATTATCGTTTAAGTCTTTTACTTTTTTACCTCTTAACTCAGGATATATATTAACTCCATAACCTGAATTACTCCATCTTTTTAATGCTGAATCAACATCCAAATCTCTATAACCTTTACTTTTAAATAATTCTTTTCCTGCTTCTAATCCTGCTTCTACTGTTGGAAACTTTGCAAATACACCTCCGTCAGTAGCTTTATCTCCTTTTATAGCTCCAAATCTTTCAGCAAATGAGCCAAATTTAATGTTTCTTGGGTTATTATTTCTAACAGCAATAGAATCAGATTTTACATTAGTTTTGTTAGAGCCTTCTAAAATAATAGGTGATTTTAAAGATTGTAATTTTGTTTCTATTACATTAGCAGAAGGTAAAGAATCATAATCTATTTTATTATCTAATAATTCATCAGCACTAAATAAAGAACCTCCTCTTGCATATTCATCACTATTATTATCTAAACCTAATTGTTCTTTTATTTCTTCTTGTTCTTTCTTTAATCTTTCAATCTTATTATCACTTAATGTTAAAGAGTTAATTAAACCTTTATCATTAGGTCTATCTTTTAACAAACTTTCTAATTTTTGTTTTTCTTTAATTATTTTTAAATGTTTATCTGCAAAACCTAATTCTTTAGAAAATACAAAATCTTTATTTAATGTTTCATTATTTTCAAGTTCAACACCTTGTTCTGGAAATTTAACCCCTCCTTCATCATGTGTTTTACCTTTTACTATTGAATCTTCTTTTGTTAATTGATGTAATTGACCTCCTTTAGAACTACCTAATGAGTGTTTATTTAATTCACCTCCATTTTCATAGTATCCATTATTTACTCCTCCATTAAATAACTCAGGATTAGCTAAACTTCTATTTCTTGTATTGTTTAATGCTAAAGTATCTTGTTTACTTCTAAAATCATTTAACATTGATTGTTCTTCTTTTCTGTCTTTTCCTGCTTTTATTAAACCATACAAACCTCCTGTAACTAAACCTCCTACCATTGCATAAGGATTACCTGTTGAAGCTCCCATACTTAAACCACTTAAAGCAGAACTTGCTACTGTTGAACCAGTATTTTTATTTCCAAATTGATTACCTGCATCTAAAGCAGAAATAGTTCCTGATACTGTATTAGCAGTACCAGAAACTAAACTTTGATTATTTTTATCTTGTAAAAAAGTATCTAAACCCCATTTACCTTTTTTATACTTTATCATAATGTATCTATGTATGTTATACCTACTTCATTTAAACAAAACATTGAATCAATATTGTTGTCATACTCAAATCTAACAATAAAAAAATTAGATTCTAAATAATCTTTATGATACCAATTATCAATTAAAGAAATATCTTTAAGTCTATAATCTTTAAAAATATCTTCTATAAAACTAACAGAATCTCTTGTAATTTTATTTCTTATTTCATTAAAACTAAATTGATTTCTTTTTTTACTGTAATTTTTATCCCACCAAGTACTGTTTCTTAAATCAATTTTTGATGTATGTTGATGTGAATTTCTAACTGAAATATGAGTTATAGTATTAAATTCATCTATATATTCATTTTCTGCTAAATAATTTACAACATTTTCACTAACCCAATTTATAGTTTCTAATGTTACATCGTCTTCTGTTCTAAAAACTATATCAATTATAAAAGGATTAATTTCTTCTGTATAATAAATTCCTGCTTTACCTCCAGAATTTTTATATATTTTATTATCTTTTATACTAAACAAATCATTTTTAGTATGGAAATAAAAATCAGGAATGTAATTATGAAAAAATGTCCAATTATCTTTTTCAATTGAGTAAGATAATGTATAACTATTATCTCCGTTTTTAACAGTTAATAAAAATCTTTTATTCTTTCTGTCATAACCATAAGCTATACCTTTATTTTTAAAAGGATTATTATCATTTATATAAAGAAAAGAATTAAAAAAGTTATACATACTATTTGTTAAACTTTTTAACCCGTTTTTATATATAAAAGGTTTTCCGTCTTCAATAAAATGATAACCTAATGGAGAAACTATTAAACCTATATCTTGTTTTGTACCTCCATAACCTAAGTTAGTTTCTAAAGCTTGTATAGGATTAAACTCAAATATATCACCTGCTCCTAATACTACATTTAATATATCAGTACTTAATCTTGCTTTCTCTCTTGTTACAAACAATGCGTTTTTATGATGTATTAATAACTTATCATCTAATGATTCTAAATTTATAATTTCACCGTAATTTTTAGGTTGTTCATAATAATCTAAAGGTGCAAAATTACGCCAATTTCTTTTAGATTTTTCTCTTTGGTTAGGAGAAGTTCTTGTAATTCTAAAAGGATGTATATATTGAGGTTCTGAGAAAGGGTTAAATGAAACTATATTCTCCTCTAATAAAAGGTTAAGCTCTTTGTCATAACCAAAAGAATTAGGTTCAAGGCTTTTGTCTAATGACCGAATCCATTTTCCGCTTGATTTTGGATAGAAATTAGTATAAATATCTCCTATTTTTTCATACCTTAAATTTACATTACTGGCTGTTTCACAAAGAAATCTATGTACAAATCTATTACTTCCTTCTGCACTACTTACTGTATCATAAATATCTCTCTTACCGTAAGTTACAAAAGAATAATCAGATACAAACATATCACCACCATAAATAGGTTGAGAAGTACTTCCTGTTATTGCAATACCTGTATTTACTAACTCTTGATTATAAAAATTAACAAATACATTTGATACTATCCTTATTAAATTACTTAAATAAGTTATTTCATAAGCAGGAAAATAAATTTCATTCTCTGTACCTGTTATTGTTTGTCGAGATACATCCTCTTCTATTAATTTAGTTCCGTTATCTCCAGATAAAATACCTGTATAACAACTTTCTAATAACCTATTATCAATATCACCAAAATAACTGTTATTTGGTGCAAATTTAAAATTTGTTATCTTTCTTGCTAAATTATTATTTACAGGAATTGAAATATTAATATTGCTTTTTGTAATGTTTGTATAATCAATTATTTGATAAATACTTCTTTCTTTATAAAAAACAGTATTAAAATCTCCTTTGTCATTTTGTAAACCTTCTGTATTATTAAAAATATCAGTTACATTATTGATAGGTAGTACAACACTTTGTGTATTTAATGTTTTTTTATATTTTAATTGATTTATTATTATATCAGGTTTAATTGATAACTTATTAAATAACATATCAAATGAATGAAATCTTAATACAGTATCTTCTGTAAAGTTAGATTTTTCATCTTCTAAGTCAGTTCCATAAGCTTTATAATTAAAATTACCACCAGTTGATGTTACATTAAATGGTTCACCAGTTTGTGTCTTTTGCTTTGAGCCTACTAACAATAATGACTGTCCTAAATTTGTAATATTTATTTGTGTTCTTTTAGCATACACTAATTCATAACTTACAATATAGTTAGCTATTTCAGTAGGTATTACAAAATTATCTACTATTACAGATAGTACATCTAAATCTTTACTACCATAATTTAGTGTTGTATTAGTATAAAACTCTTGATAACATAATTGATGTGAAGGAGTTTTAAAATGTCTTATTTTTTGACCTTCTAATTCTTCAAACGGATTACCAAAACTTTCTATGTTTTCACTTGGGTAAAATTCATTCTCATTTTCCCAATAACCAAACTCACCACTATTATTACCATAGTCTATTGTATTAACATCAATAGTATCTTCTAATTGATATTTTTTAGCTGTTACACCTACTCTTGAACCTACTATTGATGTACTAATATCATCAGGAATTGATTCTCTATTTGCTATTAAATAAGCTCCTGTTTTTCTACCGTTAGCTAAGTTACCTATTATATAAAAAGCATATACTTCTTGATGAGCAAATCCTTTGTATTTACCACTTAAATAATTATCATTTGAAGTAAAACTTGTACTTGAAGAACCTTCTTGTTGTACTATATTACTTACTAAAGTACTTTTCCATTTTAATTTTGCTTTTAAAGCTTCTTTTTGCATATAATAATTAATCTTGTTCATATTAAACTCTTCAAGATTAGCTAAAAATAATTCATCATTTAACTGTGTTATAGATTTAACATTAGTATAGTAAGGAGTTATTGCAAAAATAATATCTAATGATGTTTCACTTTCATAACTACCATTGTAATTTACACTAACACTGTCTGAAATATATACTGGAGTTAATTCAACAACTTTAGTTATACCACTGTTTGTAGATATAAAAGCAACTTGTATCTGTTTATATCTTCTATCTAAATCAGTAATTACAAGATTTATTTCACTATTGTTGTTATTACCTGTATAACATGGTCTTCCATATATAAAATAATCAGTATATAAACCTTCATTTATATATCTTATTACAGGTACATAGCAACCTTTTAACAAACTACCTCCTTGTGATACAGAAGCATTTATTGTACATTTTTTCCATGATGAAAACAATAAATAATCTTCAATATAAACATTCTTATTATTTTCAATATTAATAATACGTGGAGGATTTAAGTTATCTTTCCAAGCACAAATTAATTCTTTTTTATAATTTCTTTGAAATTCTCCTTTAATAGGATTATCTTGATTAAAATTGAACTTATAATCAAGTAAACTATCATCTACAACAGTAGTATAAATTTGTCTTAGTGTATCTAATATACCTATCTCACTATAAGTATTATCAGTACTAAATATAATAGTTACATCATCTGTTTCAACTATACCGTTTATTTTATATTTTAAATCAGGAATATTTATTTTTACAAAACCTTCCTCATTAGTTACAGAACCGTCAATATTACCTTGAATACCATTTTTACCAAATAAATAATATCCTTCGGGTGTATCTAAAGGTCTTGTATCTGTACATAATCCTTTTAAACTTTTCATTTTGTTATTTGGATATATTTTTCTCCTTTAATAACTTCTGAATATATTAAAGGATAAATCTTTAAGTAATTTATTTTAGATTGAGCAACACCAAAAGCTGTTTTTTCATCACCTACAATTAAACAACCTTCTGTATCTTCTGCTGTATTACCCCAATGTATAAGTACAAATTCAAAAGAAACATATTCATTCTTAACTTCTTTTAACCAAAGTAAATCATGTACTCTATAATCTTCTTTATCTTTTAATGTACTGTACTTTTCTTTTGTAATTAATTTTTTATTTTTATCACTCCAATAAAAGAAACTACTAAACTTAGGTGATTGTCTAAAACCTAATAAGTAAGTACCGTAAGGTATTGCTGTTTTACCTTTTATTTTTATCTTATCTCTTACTACGTCTTCTACTATATAACCTTCTTTCTTATCTTTAATATAGTTTTCAGATATTGTAAACTTAGTGTTAAAAATCTTTCTAACAACTTTAACTAATATATCTTTTTCCATTTCTTTAGTATTTTATAAATCACCTCTATCGTAAAAATCGTAGCTAACTAACCCCATTTTATCAATCATACCTTCTATTTTTTCTGGTGAAGGATAACTAATATTTTGTATTGCTTGAGTTCTAAATTTAGTATATAGTTCAAAGCTTTCCATAGGATTTCCATTTAAAAGTCCTTTTTTTCTTAACTTGTAATCTACCCAATTTATAACTGCTTCTGTATAGAAAATATTATCAGGTACTAATATTTCACCAAATTTATCTTTTAATACTCCATGATAAAAAATATCTACACTACCTTCTTCAAATGTAAACTGTAAATAATTACCGTTTTGAGTATAAAACTCATTTGAGTAATCTTGAAAACTAACTACATAACTTTCAAGAGTTTGTAAAGCTTGTGTCCAAAAAGGTAAAGGTAAATTATTATCTGATTCTTTTATTAATTCTGGTGTTGGTAATGCTGTTCTCCAAACAGTCATTTCTCTTGGTGTAATATGTATATCATTAAAAGTCTTAGCTCCTACAATAGAGTTTGAAAAATGTAATCTCAAATTGTTATGGTATATAGCTAATACAGTTTGTGTACCTACTGGTAATTGTAATTGATTATTTTTTACATTTATTTTTTCATGATAAATACCTAATACAGAAGATATTTTCATTGTTTCAGTACATTCACCAATCCAGTTTTTTACTGTATTTTTATATGAAGTAGGAAAATTAATATCTGATTCACATTTAGCGTAAATTTCACTAAGAGAAATCCATTGTGTTATCATATTTTTATTTTTTAAATATCTCTATCAAATTTTTTAACATCATAAGTATAAATTAAATCAGGATTTCTTCTAATCATTTGACTTAATTTAAACTTTAAACCTAATGATTTATCATTTGTACCATCACTTCTTGCTACACTTAATTCATAGTTTTCTATGTTTTCAATTTGAGAACCTAATTCTCTTTTTCTTTTACTTGCATCAGTACTATCTCTATGAAAGTAAAAAGCACATTGAGGAATAGTTTTATCTATTTTACTTATATCTTTATAAAATTTTAAATTAACTTCTTTACCACTATATCTAATAATTCTTAAATTACCTAAACCATAATCAAACCTTAATTTATAACCTTTTATTAAATATATACTTGCTTCTTTAAAATAAAACTTTAACAACTCTGAAAACTGTTCGTAAGTAATTATAGTATCTCCTTTTTTAATAAATTGTTTTGTATGTACACTACTTTCATTTTTTAACCAACCTTCATGAACTTTTAAATTACAATAAAAATTCCAATACTCAGGAATACCTTTTGTCTTTTGTATTTTAGCAGGCTTCATCGTTTCTATTGTTTATTTATAATTACAGGAACTTGTTCTTCTTGTTGTCTATCTCTTACCTTTAAATCTTCTGACCATATAGCTTGTATAATTTTTTGAATTATATCATCAGTACATTTAAACTCTATATCATCAATTGTTAATTTAGGATTTTTATCTAATTCAATTTGTTCTGGAAATTCTAAAGTAGATATAATACCTACAACAGGTAGTTCAAGAGTATTAAATATAACAATTTTATTTTCTCTTATATCATACATTACTTCTCCTTTAGTGTATTTTCTATTTAAACTATTACTAATACCTAAAGGATTTACTTTACCAAAACTATTTGTAAAATCAATAGAACCTACAAATTCTATTGTATCACCTGTTCTTAACGGTTTATATATTTCTTTTTTACTTACTAATATTTTATCTCCTACATCATAACCAAATTCCCATGAATTTACTTTTTCTAATTCTAATGTGTAATGATGTAAATAGTAACTAATATCAAAAGGGTTTGTTTTTAATGTTTGTCTTAAAATAGTATTTCTCCATATTCTAATTCTTTCTTTTAAAATATCTAAATATACTAAATCAAATTGTTTATCTTCTTTTTCTGCTATTAATACAGCTATTTCGTTTATTTTCATTTTTGTATAAATTTATTTTAGTAAATAAACAAAAAAAATGGTACATTAAAAAATGTACCATTTATAAATAAAACTCATAATTAAAACTAAACACCAAATAAAGTAGAAAGCTTAGTTACAACAGGCGTACTATTTAAAGCAACAACCATAGTTTCATATCTATTGAAATCTCTTTCGTTATATGTTCTTGCTACTTGATTACTATCTCTCTTAATTTCAAACACTGTAAACAATGATGTACTTATAGTAGAGGTAAATTTAGTTGGATTTGGTGTTAAATCTGTCAGTGGTGGGAATACCATTAACGGACTTGTTTTACCATCTGCAACAATCCCTTCTTGTTCAAAGTAAGCAATATCAGTTACTCCATTTACTGCATCAAGAGGTGAAGTTGTAATTGTATTAGTGATTACACAAAAACCAGTTGATGTTACTGTAAAAGGTGCAAAAGAAACACCTGTTAAATTAAAAGTAATAGTTGTAGGTGTACTACCTGAACCTGCTACTACTACTGGTGTACTTGCTGTTACTCTTTGTCCTCTTGCATTTTCTGGATAAGTTAAATCATTAATTCTATTAGTGATTCTTGTTACTAATGCTTGAACTGTTTCATTTGTTAATGCTACAACTGTAAAACGTTGCTCATCAGGTACAAAATCATGTGTTTGTTTGTCAATAATACCTATAGAATAATCTTCAAGAGGGTCAGCAACACAATTAATACAATTACCACAATCTGCTGTTCCATTACCTCCACAAGAAATTACAACTTGTGTAACTTGAGAAGCTCCTGCAACACCAATTTGTTTTGTAATTGCTGTTCTTTTTTCGTAATCTGTACCTCCTACTTTAAATGAAGGTTCAACTTTAAAATCTCCATTTCTTTTTTCAACAATGAACACTTCTGTTCCTGCTGTTATAGCTGATGTTCCGTCAAAAACGGAATTATCTGCTTTATTAATTACTGCTATTTCTCCTTCTGCTGCATTATTAATATAAGCAGAATAAGTTGTTTGTGCAGTATATGTTAGTGCTACTAATACTCCTGCAAATCTACCTTTGGTATTCTGATAATTCTTTGTGAACATTGTCTTTAATTGATTAATAATTGATTTTTATTATTTTCTCTTTTTAATCTATATTTTTCACTGTCGCCAGAACTTGCAGTTATGTTTTGCTGTGCTAACTCACTGATTAATATATGATAAAACTCTTTCAATTTACAATCATCTGTAATTGTTATTGTAGGAGGTTTAGTTATGTAAAGTAAATATATTTGTTTGAAATCAACACTATCTGATTGAATTTTCAATGTATTTGAGAACTGTAATACATTTACAAATGTAGTATTTCCTTTATAGAAAGGTAAGTTGTTAATAGTGCTTGCTAAATTACTTTTTATTTTATTTAACTTTAGTTTTCTATTATCTACTTTAACTTCCCCAGATAATAAAATATAACAATCATCAGGTATTTCAAAATTACCAGAATTATTCTTGTTTACAAATGAGCCTTTTAAAATATTAGTGAATAACTCTTGATTAATTTCATCAATTTCATAAAAACCATTAGTGTTATCAGGTCTAATATTATTCCTTATTAATTCATATTGAGCATCATTTAGATACCAAATAATTTCCTCATCTTGTAATCTTTTAGTTGAGTTACCATTAAGTTTATTAAGCTTAACGGTAACATCAATTATCATTTCTTTTGTTTTCATTCAAGTAACCTTTATTTATTAAAGAGTTTTTTCTTGATATTTATTTTTATAGTTATTCATTTTTTCTCTGTTTTCTGGATTAACCATAAAATTAAGCATTTCTTCAAGACTATTAGCTAATTCTGCACCTGACATTACATCAATGTAACCACCGTAAGAAGTTTTACTTAATATATTTTTCTCACAATATCTTCTTAATCTTAATCTTGCTTTAAATTTATCTTCATCTTGTTTATATAAATCATACAATTCAATAAATTTAACAGGATTATCATTTACGTACTGATGTAATGTAAGTGTATTTTCAATATTATCTTCATGTACTTGTAAACCTAATTCAGATAACATTGTTCTTTGAGCAAGAGTTTCTTCTTTCATTTTTTCATACATAGAATTAGCTAATCCTATTGACTCTTGCTTTTTCAATCTATCTAATTTCTCTTGTGTTTTACTCTTCTTATAAAACCAAAAAATAGGAGATATTTGTCCTTCTGCTTCTGAATCTGCTGTTTCAGCATCATTTTCAAATAAAGCTTTATAAGTAATATAATCTGAAACATTTATAGGTCTGTTAGTTTCACTTAATGGTTTACTATCATCTTCTAAACCTATTTCAAAATCTTTACCATTATAAGGAATTGAACAACTTAATGATTCATAATATTGATTTACTTCTTTTCTAAATTCATTAACAGTGTTTTCATTATAATCCATTGAAAGAATTTCTTGAAATAAAATTTTAATTGTTGTTCTTTCTTTCTCAAAATCATAAGGTTTATCTTTACCTTTAAATCCTAATCCTGTGTACATTTTAACTTTATTTTGTAATCTTGCACACTTCATCCTTAAAGATAAACTATTCCATTCTTCCGTATTTGAATCTCTTTTATCTACTATTGGTGATAAATTTTGTGTTCTACAAATTGTAATAATATTGCTACCCATTGTTTTATTTGTTTTAAAGTTTTAATTATTTTATCAAATATAACAAAAAAAGAGTAGGAAAATACCTACTCTTTTTCATTTATTTTTAATTAAAATTAATACAAATTGTAAGGAGTATATTGTAAGTCAAATGAAGTGTTACCTCTTAAAAGTTGAACACCCATTTTATACATTCTCATATAACTTGATTTTTCTTCATCTGAACCAACTACACCTAAAGATGATTTATCATCTAACATATTGTTACCTCCCATAATACTAATTGAAGGAGGAACATCGTTAAATCCTCTTAATACTGCGTGTTTGTACGGAGTAAACCCATCACCAAGAATTAATTGAATATTACTTTCTCCTTCATAATCTGAATCATCAAGTAAAATCATTCTTCCTGATTCACATGGTAAACCTGATTCTTCATCAATTGGAGAGTTAGTAATTAAACTATTATCAAAAATACTTGTTTTCTTAACTTTAATAATCCATCCGTCAATATGATAGAAACCGTCAAAATAACCTCCTAACATTAATGAATCAGAATTACCAGTGATAAATTTATCTGCAACTCCATTCCATCCATTTGGTTTTAAGAAATCAACACCTGCTCTTTTCATAGCTGCATCAAAGATTCTAAACCCTAATGTTCCTGTATATAAAGTTTTTTCTTTTGGTGTCCCTTTAATACCATAGAATTGACGACCAATTAAATCAGATAAAAACTTATGACTAAATTTATTATATGATACTTTATTTAGTACTTGAGATAAAATACCTGCTCCAATTGCAATTGGTTTACCTGTAAAGTTATCTTTTAAAGAGATAGTACCATTAGCATTTCTGTTATATTCTGAATACCACAATAAACTTTCAACTAATGTAAGGTTATCTATTTCATAGTTATAAGTATATTGGTCCATCCAATAACCACCTCCTTCTGTACCTCCTTTTAAATCTACTTCTGGATTAGTTTTAGCATCTTTAAATAAGATAATTTTACTTTTCTTATTTGCTGATTCACCTTCCCATGATAAACCAGTTCTCATTTTAGTAATTTGATTCTTATAAGCAGAAGGTGTTATCATTCTTGCTATATCAATATTACGAGAACCTGATTCTGCAATTGCAGGGAACATATTAATCCATACTGTACCTGCTACTGTTTCACTTGCAGGACAAGCTTGTGTCATTATACCTGTTGGAATTTTAAGAGTATAATACCATAAACCTCCTTGTGATTTTACATCAACTACATATAATTGTACCTTTCTTGGAGATTGGATAATATATGATTTATGTAAAGCATTTGTTTTAAATACAACAACAAATTCAGATTGTCCAATACCGTTAGAAGTTCCTGTAAGTGTTGTTGCTACTTCACTACCGTTTCTAAATGATGTCATTACTGGATAAGTAAATTCAGTAGTACTAATCACTTTCAACGTACTATTAATATGAAAAGGATTATCTACTGTACCGTCTTCCATTGTCTGCATATTACTTGTATTAAAGTAACCTCCACCCATCAATTTAGTAGCTAATGGAAAATCTAACGGATTTTGTTTACCTAAGTAATAAATCAACTTACGAGTTAATTGTGCAGGAGTTGATTGTTTTTGAGCATAATAATTTTGCTCTGAAATAAGTTTTGTAGTATCTTGAATTGAATTGGATACTTTAAACTTTAGGTCTGGTGATTGTATTGCCATTTCTCAGTTTTATTTTTAATCTTTTGTTTTAATTTTTATTTTTATCTAAATATGCTATCTACTGATATTTTTTCTTCTTTTTTACTTTTATCAATAACAGGTGATACAGGTTTTTTAGTATCTCCTACTCTTCTTTTAATTTCTTCTTGTTTTAATTTTGCAGTGTAAATTTTATCTCTTACTTTAGTATCAGCATTTATAACATGACTTTCAATAACTTGTTTTATATTTTCATCAGTTAAAGGAATTTTATAATAAGCAACTCCTTTTTCAACAGAAGTATTAGCTAAAAAAGAATCATAAAGTCCTTGTTTTTTATTTTCTTGCAAACTTAATAAACCATCAAATAAATCATTACCTGTAAGAATACCTCCAGTAATATTAGCAACAGTTTCAACCATTTTAGAATGTAACTCTTTTTCTTTTACTACTGCTTCTTCTTGTTTTTTTATTGATTCAGATAATTCTTGATTTCTTTTTTCAACAACATTTTTTGATTTATCAAACAAGGTTTCAGTATCAATAGCTTTTTTAATAATAGTATCGACAATATCTTCATCTATACCTTTTTTAAGTAAATCCTCTTTAAAAATACTTGATTGTAAAGTTATATTATTTTTTAAAGCATCTAATGAAACACTACTATTTTCTGTATTAATAAAACTGCTAAAAGGATTTCCTGCTTCAACATGAAGATATGCTTGGTATAACTCAGGATGTGATTTTAAAGAATCTTCAATAAACATCTTAGCTCCTATACCGATAGAACGTCTAATAACTTCTGCAATACCTTCTTTTGTATCTAAATCTAATCCTTCTTCAAAAGTTAAATCTTCTTTAAATAACTCTATTTCAGTTAAACCTAATTCTTCAAGAGATTCAAGTACAATAGGTTTAACTATTTCATTAGTTAAAATATCTTGTTGTTCTGTTGTTTCAGTTGTTGTATTTTGAGTATCTTGTTTTACAATATCATTTATATTAATTGTAAAATCCTCTTGTTCTTCTAATTCTGTAATTTCTCCGATTTGCATTTTATTATGTATTTATTATATGTTTTAACTATGATTAAATTCTTTCTCTTATTTTTTAGAAGGCTTATTCTGATTCTTTTTTAATTCAGTAACATTTTTTTCATCTGCAATTTGTTTATTAACTGATATTTCTCTTTCTTTAACATCAAGTTTTCTATTTTCAATTGCTTGTTTCATTTGTACTTCTAAAATATCAGGTATTCCATCTTTATCGTTATCAATTTTAGACATACCAGAGGATAAATTATTTTCTCTAATTTCTTCTAATTTGTTTTGATGTTTTAAGTTTTCTAATTGTATATCAAGTTCTAATTGAAATCTATTAATATCTTTTTGTTGTTCAATTAGTTCTTTTTCTCTTTCATGGTCACTTTGAGCTGTTTGTTCTAATTGTTGTTGATTTCTTTCAGCTATTTTATTTAATTGTTTTTTAAGTTGAGAAACATTATCAGATGTTAAAATTTCAATAACTTCTAAAGGTGAATTTTGATTAGCTGTTTTAGCATAAGCTTTAGCTTCATCTAATTCTTTGTTTTCTTTAGAATTGTTTACAGGTACAATTTGTAATTTACTAAACCATATTTCTTCTGGTGTTAAATTTAGTAATTTAAAACCGTCATCACTATAGGTTGAATTATGTTCATTATCTAATAATAAATACTTTGCTATTTCTAAAAAGTATTCAACTTGTCTTAATGTATAATCATCAAATTTTTGATAAATATAATCAATAATAATACTACTTTGATTTATACTTGCATTAGTTGTACCTACTTGGTCAGAAGCGGACATTTGACCTTTTATCTGTCTTGATATACCTGTTATATCATCCCATGCTGATTTATATGAATTAGCTAAATTAGTAAGTTCTGATATATCTTTCAATGTACTCATATCAACAGATTGATATTGATTAAAAGTTTTATCAGCTCCTAATTGGTCACGTTTAATAAAAGCATAACCAAGCATTTCCATATAATACATAAACTTTTCTTCATCCCATCCTTCGTCCTTTGGAATTACACCATAATCTAAAACAAATATTCTACCTTTATTTTTAGAAAGCATTTTTTCTATCATAAAGTTACAAATTAAAATCATAGATAAATAAGGAATACCTATTTTTAATAATGAATAAACTTTCTCATCGTAATAATGAGCAAATTTAACACCGTTATAAGGCATCATTAGTTTTCCTGTTACACCATTAACACAAGGATATTCATATTCTCCCATATTAAGATATAAATCTACAATTCTATCTGTTTTATAAATAGTATTTTTCCATTCCCACTCTACTGTTTCATATCTTTCATCTACTGGATATGTTTCATCTACTTCTTTAGATGTTAATACTCCGTCTTCATCATAGTAAACTACTGTACCAACTTTCTTTCTTGATTTCCAAAAACAATGATATACAGGTATCTTACCAACAGTAGAACTTGCATAATTTGAAGCTATTACTTTATCTGCAATATATCTTTTAAATGATTCTGCTGATATAGCTGAATATCTATCTAACTTTGACCAATCATCTTCTGTTAGTTTATATTTATCTACAACTTCACTTACAGTTAATAATTCTAATTCAACTTGCCATTCTGCTTCTGATATATACTTATTATTAACAGATTTATCATATTCAAAGAATCTTCTATCTACTCTTCTATACTCTAAATTACCGTTTTTAATTCCTGTATAACAAATAGGTTCTCCGTTAATTAAATAATCAAGAAATTGTTCAGATAGTATCTCGTGAACATGATTTTGATTCATTAATTTATTTAAGTACCTTTGTGCTTTATCAGATAGTTCATCTTTGTAAGATAATGAAAAATTAACTTTTACTGTTTCTGGTGTTAAATCAACTTGTTGTTTTTCACCTTTTTCATCTGTAATTAATTGAGTAAATCTTTTAATTATTTGAGTACTAAAATTCTTTTTAAAATTTTCTTGAAACTCATTATATACATTAGGGTCTAAATTTACACAACTCCAATTAAAAACTCTTTTTCTGTAGTTAGAATTAATATAATTCAAATTAGAATTAAGAATATTAAAAGGTCTAAATTTAGCTCCTTTAGCTTTATAATTTTTATTTGTACTATTTAAAGGGTTTGTAAAAGCTTCAAAAGTTGATTCTGTTAATTCGTTATGGTATAATTTTCTTAAATTACCAAATTCAGTTCTTACTTCATTATTTGTTCCGTTGTAGCCTACTAAAATATCAGAGAAAGCAGATAACCCTATAAATAAATCAGCAGATTTTCTAAACCATTCATAATCATTTTTTATTTTATCTTCATAACTTATTCTTTGTAAAGGTTTTATCCTTATTTCTTGTCCTTCATTGTTTTCCATTCTAATAGTTTATTAACCGTTATACTCATTTATTACTAAAGTATTATTAATATTGTTTGAATTATTTTCTATAAACCTACTAAAAAAATCAGATTTATCCGAATTTTTCATTGATTCTTTAGCTCTAAACTCTTTCTCTTTTAGTATTCCCATAGCTAAAATAGCAGAACTGATACTGTCAGCATTTTGACCATGATAATCAGAACATTCTTTTAATAGTATTTCATCATCTACAAAATGTACATTTAATAAACTACTTGTATTTAACGATTGACCATTATCGTCAGTTTCTTCTTCCTCTTCTTCATTTATAGTATAACCTCTTTCTTCTAAAAACCATTGAGCAAATTCTTTTAAAGCACTTGCTTTAAAATCTGTACTAACTTTAGCCCACTTAGTTTTCTTTCTTTGTTCATCTACAACCATTGAATCAGGACTGTCGGCTATTAAATGTAATTTATGTTTATACTTAAAGAAGTTAATTAATATAACACCTTGGGCATTATACTCTCCATGTATAGGTGCATTACCAAAATATATAGACATTAACATTAATATATTAAAAGCTTTATCTTGACTTCTTGGTCTTCCTCTATACCATGCAACAGGTAATCTTGCATAACTATTATCGTACTTATTATATTGTTTCCATACATAAGCACAAAATAAAGAAGTTTTATCTTCCGCATCATCTACACCATAGTTATCTACTGTAATAAAATACATGTCTCTTGGTACAGAAGCTTTATTAGAACCTAACATAGTTCTTCTATAAGGTTTTTGTCTTAACTGTACACAACCTTCATAATATTCATCTTTATTATGTGGGTAAATACTAACAGGTCTGTTTTGTGCAGGTTCTACTTTTATTTCACCTAAGTTATCTATTGATAAATCAACACATAATATTGAGTTTATTTTATTTCTATCAGCTTGTAATCTTTGTAATTGAGCATTAATTTCAATAGTTGGAAATATATTACCTTTAACTCTTTTTAATGCTTCTTGTGGTGTAAATGGGTACTCTGCTGTATGTCTATCTACTTCTTTTGAACTTACTTTCTTTTTTTCATTTCTAATTTTCTCTTCACTATCTATTGCTTTTCTTATTTCTGGATTACCATCTTTATCCATAAATTTACTATTAGCAAAAAATGAAGGACAAAAGAATCCTACTTTATCATTTGGATTTTCTCCAAATATATTTGGGAATTGCATCATGTTAAATGCTTTAGGATTAGTAAATACAGATTCTAATCCTTGAATCCCAGGTCCTTCTTCACCACCTGTACCAAACATTACTATTTGTCCTACTTTATATGCTCCATCTTTTACTAATGCTTGTGATGTTGATATAATATCTAATACATTAGGAAAAGAACCTGCTTCTTCAATAGTTATTTTTCTACCTCTTTTACCACGTGCTTTTCTTGGTTTATCACATATAACACTTATTATTTGTGAATCTCTACCGTAAATTACACCTGATAAATCTTTATACCCTGACTTAAATTCTTTAGGTTCATCAGAAATATCATATCTATTTAATCCCCACCTACTATCTTCTGATAATTTACCGTTAGCTAAATAACTTTTAGTAGCTGTTCTTAAAAAGTTTAATCCATTTTGTATCTTAGGCATTATACCATCAGCTCCATCAAGGTATTCACTACTGTACGCAAATACATAACTCTTACTTTTAGGTATAAAAGTATAATTATATATATCATCTGCTGCATCCATATAACTAAATCCTGCTCCACGTGTTTTTACACAACATATATCTTCACCTCCTTGACTTGTTAATCCTGCAAATTTTCCTCCATAATGAGCTACTGTTTTAAAATTCCACCATAGATATTGTATTAACCAAAAACTTGGAAATGATTCTTCTTTTTCTACATTAGTTTTAGTTTTATCAGTACCTTCTGGTACTCTTAGTATCATAAAATAGTTTAAGTAAAAATACATTCTTCCTGTAATTTTTAAATCTCCTATTTTATAACCATTCATACATCTTCTTTCTTCTTCATTCCAAAACATCTCATTTTCTAAAGAACCTTTAGGTGCTAAACAATATACTGGTTTACCTGCTTTTTTATTCTTTAAATATGTTTGTCCTGCTTCTGAAAATAATCCTGTATTTACAAGTTTAGTAAAAGTTAATGAATCCATAGAGTATTCATTAACTTTAGTACTATATTCTTTTTCAATAAAGTTCTCTATCATAAATCTTCTATGTCTTCAACCCAAGTTTTATTTGTTGTTTTTTCTAATGTAGATAACACCATAGATTGTTTAAGTCTTAACTCTTCATTTCTATAAGCTGTTTCATATTTTATTCTAAACTCTTTCATAGATTTCATATCTTGGTCTAATCCTGCAACTGACTTACTGTGTTCAGCAGGAGTAACTAATACTCTACCTACTTTATCTACTTTATCAAAGTTAATATCATTAATATATTGAATTTTTCTTTCAGTACTATTTTTTACAGCTTGATAAGCCTTATAAAAAGGTAGTGATTCAATTATTTTTTTATATTCTTTGTATGCCTCTTGTAATGCTTCATCTTTATAAAACTCTTTTTCTGTATAACCATAAAGTTTTAATGATTCAGTAAATCTTTCTTCTTCACTCATTTCAGAGTATTCTGAATCAGGATTTAACATTACTCTTATTAAATTAAAATCTCTTTTAGCTCTTTCTTTTTTAGTAGCTGAGTAATCAGTTCTTACTCCTCTATTTCCTTTATCTCTATCAAATAATACAGATAATTTAGGATTGTTTCTAATCCAAATTTTGTTCAGGTTCACTTCTCCCGATTCTTCGTCTAACACAAACAGCTCCATATTCTATTCCTTTAAGATTAACTATTTTATTTCTTTTTATTTTAAATGAACCTATGTAAGGTATTCTTGTAGCTTCATTTTCTTTCATGTTTTCAATTATAAATAAACTTAAAAGTTTTATAATATCTACACTTTCAGTATGTTCAACTTTAAGTTTATCTGCTATATTTTTAAGTACTGGATTAACAGTAGTAGAACATAAAGAAGGTCTTGCAAATTTAGTCCAACCATCTGTAAATACAAGTCTTTTTATAGGTCTAAATAAATTTTTACCATTTTCAATTTGGTCAAGTCTAATTTGAATATATTTCTTTTTATAACTTATAAACTTTTTATATATTTCATTATTTATTTCATTATTGTTTTCATTAACTTCTATTTCTTCAAGACTGATTAATTCAAAACTATCTTCTTCTTTTACTTTAAAATCTTCCAATAGAAATTTAGGTATTCCTTTTTCTATTAATTGAGATACAATTTCTTCTTTTTTTTCTTCTAATGTTAAAGGAGTTATATAAACTCCTTGATGTATTCCTTTATAACTTTGTATTCTATAAATTGTTTTAATCATGGTTTTGTAGTTTACAAATGAGCCTTCTAAAATAATAGAAGAAATTTTTACTTAATTCTTTTATTAGTTAAATATAAAACAAAAAAAAGGTAAAAGAAAATCTTTTACCTTTAATAATTAATCCATTAACACTCTATTCTTTATTCTGCAATTTTACTAATAAGCAAATAATAATCAAGAATTATAAATCCTATTTTTTCACTATCTGTTTCTCTTGAAAAATAAGGTATAGGAGGTGTATGAGGTTGGTCAATTAAAATAGTATCACCTACTTTAATTGATTGACTGATTTTTTCTCCATTACCTACGGCAATAACTTTTGTTATTCTATCAAATTTTAATTGTCCAGAATTATCACCTGCTGTTGAAGTAATAATACTACTCTTTTTTACTGAACATTCTACTGCAAATCTTTCACCTTCTAATCTTAGTTTATCAGGTTGTATAGCTAATTTATCTTCTAACATTTTACTTATGGTTTATATTTTTACCTTCTACATTTTGAGCAATTCTTTTTCTTGTTCTTTCATACAACCACATATTAGCTTCTTGTAAATGTGTAATTGCACAAGCATTTTCTTTACATGGAAACTTAGATTGTAAATATGATATTCTGTCAATTAACATTTCAATTACTTCTTCATTTGTAGTACCATCATTTAAAGTAATTAATTTTCCTTTAATTTCTGATTGAGTATCTTCTATCTTTTCAATAAATTGAATAACTTGACCTTGCTCCTCTTTGTTTTCAAAGTTTTCAAGTTCGTATTTGTGACCTTCTGTTAATACTTTCATTTTAATTTAGTTTTAACTATGAGTTTTATTTATTTATAATTTATAATAAGTAAAAATTGTTTCACCTGTTAATTCACTTTTTAATTCTATTACAAAATCATTTACTTTTATTAAATAACCTTTCTTAAATATAAAATTAAATTTTCCAAATGTAAAATAATAAGAGTTATTATTTACATGAGTTACAATACATTCTTTATATTCAAAGTGCCAATAAGGTTCTTGTGAAGCTGTTTTACTATAATCAACTAATTCATCAAAAGAAATAAACTCTTTTTTATTTACAGGTATTAAATCTTTATTTGTTTTTAAATAAGTTTTTTCAAACACTTCTTTCGGTGACCAACTGATATAACCTTTATGTAAATTATGGTTAGGTTTTCCTCCGTCAGTATATTCAACTAAATAACCTTCTTCTTTAGGGTCTTCATTTTCTGGTACAACCCAATTTCTATAATTACAATATTCCTCTTTGTTCATTTTTTTAGCAAAGAGTGTTTTAGTACCTACATATAATTCCATTTTATTTATTTTATTAGTGAATTGAATCTAAACCTATAAATTCATCATCTACATTTTTAGGTACAAAAGGAATCTTTTTAAGTTCTCCCTTATATTTTAGAAGGCTTATACAACTTCTAATTAATTTATTATCTTCTAATACTTTAAATGAAGTACATTTTTCAAATAATACTTCTTGTACATCTATATCTTCAAAATCAAAATCTTCAATTTTACTATCTACATATTGCTCTGGTGTACTATGTAAAATAAGTAAATTTTCTAATTGATGTTCTAATGCTTTTAAAGGTTTGTTTTCTTTATCAGACATTAAGTTATACCCTAAAGGGTGTGTAATTACTTGTTGTTCTTTAGGATATTGTTTAATACATTCTAAAGATATTAAAATAGCTTGAATTAATTCTGTATTATTTTCCATTTTTATTATTGATTTTATTTTCTAATTTAATATTTATTTTTTTAAAAAACAATTAAAAGTTAAAATTTATATTTTCAATTTGTTTTCTAATTAAATTATTAACCTTAACTAATTGTAATTCTTTTATTTCTTTAGTATAAAACCATCCGTAATAATTTTTAAAATTTACATATTCTAATTTATTATATCCTTTTCCATACATTTTTTGTATTAGTTCTCTAATACTTTGAATATCTTTTTCTAAACTATCTTTTAAAGCATATTTATCTGCAAAACTTAAACTTGATAAACCTTTTTGCATACCTATAATACTTTTAGAATTAACTTCTTCTATACCTATTTTATCAATTTCTTCATTTGATAAACCATTTAATTCTTCTAAGTTTCTCATTATATTGTTTTTAAAAAGTTATGTAATTCTTTATCCCATTTAGCATCAGATAAAGCATTATGTTTATTAATTTGTTTTGGATAACTATCTGATAATTTTATTGATTTTAAACCCTCTTCAATATTATAAGCTATTGGAATTTGTTTAGCTTTATTATCTAACTCTTGTTTTAAATCAATTGTGTACATTGGAAATCCTTTAGGTAAATCTATCATCTTTCCAAATAATTGACATAATACTACATGGTCATAATCTGAGTAATATCCGTAGAATTTAATAGGATTATGTTTTTTACATATATTTTTACTTCCAATTTTTCTATCACAATCACAATGTGTCTTTGAGATAAAAATTAGTATTTCTTCTGCTATTTGTTTATTTGTTTTACCATGTTTATTAATTAATTTTTTTAAATTTGAATAATTAAAATCTAATTTTTGATAAAAAAATCCGTTATTAACATTAGAATTTAATTCATCAAATATAGGTTTTAATACATTTTCTCTAATCCAATATTCTTTAATATACATTGGATTATAATGAGATTCTTCTTTACTTGGATTATAATCATTATTTATTTTTTCATCATATCTATTCCAAGCTTCATATAAATTAAAATCTTTAGAAATAGCATAATATTCTCTATTATCTTCTGATACAATTCCAATACTTATTAAATCTATTGTAGGTTTTGTTTCTCCGTATTTAAAACCTAATATTCTTTTATCTTGTTTACCTTCAAGAAATTCTGTATCTATATAATAGTTCATTTTGTTTTTCTTTTAATTCTTAACCAATATTTTCCTAAACTATTTTCACAACATCCAAAATCATGATTACATTCATCAATATAACTGTTATGCCAAGCTATACCTATAAAAGATAAAAAGTTTTGAAACCAAAAAGTTATTTTATATTTCATTTTATTAATTGTTTTAAGTTATTTAATTCTTGTATTTCTTTATTACAAGCTATGTTATGATTATGTAATTCTTTAATTTGTCTTTCTATAATAAATATAACTTCTAATTGTTTTTCTTTGTAGTTAAAACTTTTAAATATATCAATATATTTATAAATTAAATTTTTATTAAACTCATAATCATAATTTGTTTCAAATAATTTTTCACATCTGTATAACCTACCTTTACTGTCCTCCCAGACACTTCTACAATTCAAATAATTTATTTCATCACCGTAAATATTAGAATCAAAATAGAGGTTAAAATCATAACACTGTTTTAATGTTATTATTTTAAAATATCTATAATACCATAATTTAATTTTTTTTATCAGTTTCATCTTTTATTTTTGCTTCAAAATACTTTCTTAAACTATTTCTTTCAATATTATTAAGAGTATCTATTGCTTTTTTATACTCTTCTTCTGGCATCCACAAAGGAGTTTTTTCAATTTCTTTTGTTAGTTTATCTTCTTGTTGTTTTACAAAAGATTTATTATAGTCTGTATTTTCCATATTATTTATATTTATTTAATAACTTACCTTTAACTTGATTACTAAATTTATTTTTATTAGCTCTTCTTAATTGTTGTCTTGACATTTTAGTAATATCAATATCTTTTAATACTTCTTCTAATGTTACATCTTCTTTAATTTTAGTAACCAATTGTTTTTCTTTGTTTTGATGTTTCATTATTTCATCATATCTTTCATTAACTCTATCAATTATAAATTGACTTCCTTCAAAGTAACAATCATCTCTATTTATATATTCTAAAAAATCTTTATCTTCCATGTGGAGGAGGATAGAAGCAGGGTATCTAAATCTTTCTTTTTTTGTATTAAATGTAAGTAATTCTTTCATTTCTTCTAATGTATATTTTTTAGTTTCTTGATTTTTAATTTCTTTTGTTTGTTCTTGTAATTGAGCTAATATACCTTTGGTTTTTTCGTTCGTATCTAATTTTTCTTGATTTATTTGTTCTTTACTTTTAGGATAGAGCAAGTCTAAAGTTTTTGTTTCTTCATTCCATTGTTTTATTATATAACCATCTAAACTATCATCTCTCATTATTTCTCAAATTTAAAATTCTTTTTATTTTCTTCTCTAACTCTTAACGTTTCCTCTTCTACTCTTTCTTTTATTTCTTTATTATCCTTTAATAAATCAAAAAGAAATGTTTCTTTAGTAAATTTAAACTCAGAATACAATTCTTCTTTGTATTGAAATTCTTCTGTATCAGCATACATTGCTAATGTAAGTCTTTCTTTATATAATCTAATATAAAGAATAGTTATTTCTGGGTGTTTAAATACTAAGTAGTTTGTTTTCTTAGCTACTTGTCTAAAACCTTGTTGAGTAAGTAGTGATATAAATTTCTCTTTCATTCAAAATTATATTTAGATTTTACTTTTACTTCTTTATTAGGTTTGTTGATTAATTGTTTTCTATTATTCTCAAAATAGAATTTAATCATATCTTCAAACTCTTCTTTTAAGTAAGGTACTTTTTTAACTGTTACTTTTTCCTTACCTAATAAACTAACATCTATGTTTTTAGTCATCCCTAATTTCTTAATATCATGATGAGTAAAATTAAGATTTCTAACTACATAACCATATTCTTCTAATATTCTTGCATAACCTGATATTTGTAAACAGTAATGTATAAAATTACAATCGTCTAAATGATTAATCGGAAACTCCATTTTATTAAAGAAATTACTTTCTTCTATTTTTTCATTAGTTTTATAATCATCTACATCAATGTATCTAACCCCATTGATAGTTTCAACATAAACTTTATCAGCCTGTCCTGTAAGAAAGATAGTGTATTCTGAGCCTTCTAAAATAATAGAGGAAAGATATAAGAGTAGCTCAGGATGATAACCATCTTCTAAATTTGTTAAATCTTTAGAATATCTTATTTCTTTACTTCCTTGACTTATATTATTAAGAGCTAAACTAACTTCTGTATTACCTATTACAGCTTTCTTTTCTTCGTAAGCTTTTTCTTCTTTATGTTCATGAAACTCAGTACCTACATTACAAGCATTATCTTTCTTATCTTGCCAATCTTGTTTTACTTCTTTAGAAGTATTATTAATTACTTTATTCCAATCTACTAATTTACCTATACAAGATTTTAAAAACAAAACTCTTTCTTCTTGGGTATCAAATGAATCATGTCTTTTAAAGTTAAATCCGTGTTGTTTACATAAAGCACTAAATTGTTTCCTATCTTCTATTTGTAATTCTCTTCTTACAGCAGTATATATAGACCAGAAATGCTCTTGATATTTCTGTTTAAATTTACCAATAAATGTAGTCATTGATAAACCTTGTTGTACTTTTATATTATCAACTAACTCATAATAGTTATGTCCTAATTCTTCAAATATTACTTGCATTTATTTTATATTTAAAAATTCTAATACCTTTTTTAATTCATTTATTGATTTTAAATTACCTTCAAAAACTGTTTTTATTTTATCTTCTTTTTGTAATTCTATTTGTATAATATCATGTTGTAATGTTATTATTAAATAATAATTATTTACTAATTTTTTAAAAGATAATATATTGTTAATATTTAAACATAAATTAAATCCTAAACTTTCAATATCTTCTTTATCTAAGTATTTAGTTTTTAATATTGCGTGAGAAGCTTTAGTATAATCTTCTTTATATTGATTTAATTCTTCATTAAATAATAATAAATCTGGAAAACAACCTGATTGTAATCCTTTATTTGTTTGTATATTTGTTATATAACCTAAATATAATTCCTCTAATTTAGGTTCATAATATTTATCTTGTTCCATTACTATATATTTTTAATTCATTATCTAAAAATAAATCTAATTCTATAAAAGATTTGATTTCTTTAAGTCTTTGTTTAAAATCAACTCTTTCTTTTTTATTACGGTAGTATTTAAGTAAAGTATTTATTTTAACATCTCTTTCCGATTCTATTCTTTCTTTCTCTTTTTTAAATAATTCTTCATTATCTTTTCTTAAAAAAACATAAAGGTTACTTGATATTTGTCCTTTCATTTTATAAGTTTATTAATTGAATAGTATGCTTATATAAATCAAATTTTATGTTTTTAAAAAATATACCATGTTCTAATTTTAAAACAAGTATTACTTTATCTAATAGTATTATACTTGCTTCTTTTGATTCTGGATACCAGTGGTCAATTACTAATACAATTTTCTTTTCAAATAATAATTCAATTATATTTTTTACTATCAATGTTGTATTTCTTGATTTACTGTTTTCTAATATCTTATTATAATCAGGTAATACGCAATCAATACCTCTCATCCCATGTTCTATTTTATCTAATACTTTACTTGATACATAAGGTTTTATTTTAATTAATTCTTCTGTTCTCATTTTAATTTGTTATTACTTATTTCAATTAATAATTTCTTTCTTTCACTTGATGAACCTTTAAAAGCGTACTTAGGATTAATTTTATAAGTTTGTGTATTAGGTTGAGCTTTATATATTAGATTTAATTTTAATAAAACACTTGTTGAATTACTATATGAGCTTAATGCTTTACCTGTTTGTTTTACTATTTCATTTTTTAACACCTTACTGATTGTAAGTAATGTACCGTCTGAATAGTGAGAAACTAAATAAGCAAATAATTCAATATCAGACTTACTTAATTGATTTTCTAATAATACATTCCAGAAGTCTATATCAGTTATTATTTTGTTTTTCATTTTGTTTATTATAATGTTTTAATCTATCACCAGAATATACAAAAGAAGTATTAACACAATAAACCTCATCATATAGTGTAACGTTAAGTATATTATTAACTAATAGTTCTTTTATAGCTTTATTGTAATCTTTACTTCTTAATTTAGTTTTTTCTAAAAATAAAGCTTTATTAATCCATAAGTAATCTTTTCCTGTTTCTATTTCATAGGTTATAAAAATAAATAACCAATTAGCTTCTCTACCTAATGTTAATAGTAAATCTCTGTTTTGTTTATTTTCTTTATATAACTTAGTAAAATCTGAATTTTCTACTTTTTTATTTATAGAAGTATTTATTTCTGTTACACCATCAGAAGAGTCAAATGAAAAACTATTCTTAGATTTAAACTCTCTTATCTTAATATCTTCTAACTTGAAAGAAGATTTTTTAATTTCTTCTTCATCTATAATTGGCTTCTTCTTATTCATTTATCAAATTGTTTGGGTAAAATTCTTTTCTACTACCTTTAAACATAAACTCAGGGTTAATCCAATAAACATCTTTAATTATTGTCTTAGCTATAATGTTATGTTTACATAAGTTATTTACCATAGATTTAAAAGTATTTAATGATTTAATACTATATGTACTCATAAAATGTTCTTTATTTACAATTACATATTCGTTGTTTTCTTCTAAGTTAAAAGGTAAGTACCAGTATAGTTTTATGCTATTATTTAATTTAAAAATTGTTTCTTTAAAAGATTCTTTTCTATATATATTTGTATTCCATATACCTATACTATTTTTCTCATCTTCTAATGTAAATTTTAAATCTTTAATAAAAGGATTAGTACCTATTTCTTTTAGCTCTTTATCTGTTAGTGTCAATTTTTTGTTATCTTCCATATTTTTGATATATTGTTAATTTATTAAAGATAATGAAAAATATTGACAAACTGTCAAAAATATGTTATTATTTTATTTAACGTAAGTATTTGATAATCAATGAATTGACAAAATGATAGTTATAAGTTATTGATAATCAGTTAATTATAGTTTATCGAGGAGGTGAATATAATACTATTCCCTGCTTGATGATAGGTTAATTAATTGATAATCAGTTAGTTATGTATTTTAAAATGTCAGAAAGTGATATTTTTGATTTTATATTTTAAAAGGCACAAATAACAAAAATAAAAATAATTAAATGTCTATGTGTTATATGCCCGTATGATATAAAAATAATGAAAAAAATATAAGTAATGTTATAACTAAAGAAAAAGGTATAAAAAGGATAAAAGGATAACGATGATAACGATGATAATTTTAAGAACTTGTGTGAGTTATATGCCCGTATGACCACATCACCTTTAACACCCCTACCTTATTAATGCGATTGGAATGTCCCGTTCGTTTCTAAAACTAAAATATCATGGCTAATTTCAATAGAATATCAATTGATGCTTTCAAAAAGCTTTCAAACTCAACGTTTTTGGATTTAGTAAAATCTCCAAAAACAAGTAAATTGTTTCTTGTTAATCAAAACGGTGACAAGTATAATGTTCAACAAGATATTGACATTGACAAGCATTGTGAAATCCTTGTAATTGTATCTGTTGAAGATGATGAGGAAATCACAGCTTATTGTTTAGTAAACAAGAATGAGTCTGTTATT